CCCTCATTAGGGTCTGGAAGTCGTCACTCATGACCTCGCCATCGAACACCATGCTCTCGGACATCTGATCGAGCATCTCGTCAAATTGTTGAAGTATCTTTGGAAAGTTGACCAATTCCTTGCCGTTCCTTGAGAACATCTTGACCTCGTCCTTGTCCACGTCGCATATTGTTATCACTCTGACTCCATCCAGTTTTGGTTCAACATAGACTTCACCTGTCATCTTCTTTTCGTGCTTCTTGCTGTCGTCTGCCAACATACACTCGAACACGGGCACCTTCATCGTAGAATGCTTATTGATTGTCTTGTGTGTGACACCACATCTTAGATCCTTTATCAAGATCCTACGATACCAGTCGTTCCATTCTTCCATGTTTGATCTATCACAAAGGTCTTGGATCACATCTCGCATTTCATTTCCTGTGAGAGTCCTGTCTTCTAATCTTCTCAAGACATCATCGAACTCGGTCTGTGTGATGCCTGTGCCATCCTTCTTGCTGGTCGGTACCTTCTGGACTCCAAATGTCCTGAATCCATCCAAGGCCGCACCAACGCCGTTGAAGAATCTGATGTTCTCCGCATCGCTCTCACGCCTTATGATGGCCTCCTTCTTCAGTCTCGAATTGTCCGCTTCCAGTTCTTGTATGATTTTCCAGGGTTTCATTTTATTACTCCTAACATTGTAAAATGATTTTCAATAGACCACAAGTCTAAATCAATGGGTTCTCCTCTTAAATTTTTAATTGTTTTGGTAAATCCTGCCATTTTATATCTTCGAAATGGATATTGCCATGTGGCATTGTATTGCCATTCTCCTTCCAGGATGTGTTTGTCAGCATCTGATATAAGGCACAAAGGCATATGGATTGCTTCGATCTCAGATATATGACCTTCCAGGTATGCTTGTAGTATTCTATTTTGTGGTATTGGATGCTCGAGATGTGCTTTGCCCTCATTGGCACCTTCCGCCACATAATGGGCCTGTCCAGGACATCGTGCCTTTTGTGTGTCCCTCAAGTATCTCTGTAAAAAATAAAAGTACTTGCCTTTGACTTCTCTGTTGACATTTTCACTTAATAAATCGTTTTTGAATCTATTTAGAATTTCTACATCTGCCTCAAGCGATACTTTGTTGGCAGATTTAAATTGTAACTTACCTACCAATTCGCGATCTAATCGCATATATCTATCTAGTTCAAACATTGTTTTTCATTTTACAATAAGGAACAAACTCTGCACAGATGTCGTTTTTCAATAAACCCATGGACACCTTAGGTTCGTGTGGTGGATTGAACTGATCATCTTCGGATGCGTGTGAAAGATATGCTTCTCTCATAAGAGTACTCATTGCCACTGGTGCGTCCCATGATGTGCCTCGGCAATGTTGCCATTGCTTTTTAGAGGCAGAATGTATTCCTTGTGCATTCCTTCCACATATATCGATCAGTGCCGATAGAATTTTATCTATCCAATCTTTGGGTAGAAATTTAGTTGCACCGTCTTCTTTTGCTAATGCGTACATTTTTACAAGTCCTATATAGATACCTTGATTGATTTCTCCTCCGTCCTCATCTCCGTAATATTGTTTGATTCCCAACAATATCTTTTCAAGAACATCAGCATCGCCGGTCATTTCTAAACCTTTGTATGCATAATCAAAATGTGAGAAATAGTGTTTGTTTGGACCACACTTGCCCGGGCTCTTTCTCACTCGCTTGGGTTCTAAATCTATAGCACATTTTTTGAATAGGGTATCAACAGTATAGGCATTTTTTACCCTAGGATTATTCCTATCGTTTTCAGAATGGACATCATTGTGCCATCTGTGTAATAGACCCCTGTGTATCTCTTCCGTGCCCGCCCTCAATATACCTGTGTCGTTTAATATCTCAAATGCAATGGCATCAAAAGATTGATGTGATGTCTCAACATAGGTCATGGGCACTGCCTTGAAACCCAATACCGATAATGCGACAGACGTGTGTTGTCCATCAAACAAAAAGTATTTTCCGTCTCTTTTGACTGCTGATGCGGGTCTTACCACCCGGGGATCAAATTTTTCACATATACGAACCACGTGTGAAGGTCTCAAGTCTCGTTGTACAGAATAATTGAAACATAGATCGTCATTGATCTCCACTTGTGAAATACCTTGAGGTAATATCATTTCAGGATCTTTTTGTAATTCTTTCAGCCTATCTCTGGCTGTTTCTAACCTTGTTTTGAAATTGGCTACTTCATCTTCGCCGTCTTTGTAGAATTCCTCAACCACTTGATTGAGAGTTTTCACTTTGTTTTCCATATCATCTCCTGTATGTTGACTCAATTACACCCAAAGGGTGCGGAGTCGTGTGTTCCGCCGAATATAAGCGAGATCCGACGGAACAAGTTTATAGACATTTACTTTAATATGTCTTGTTAATTTAATTTTAACACATTATCAAAATATGTCAACTGTCTGTTTTTAAACAACAATATTACTTTTTGGTGGTGTTTTGATAGGTGAAGTTGCATTCTTGTACTCGTTGATCACTTTTTCATTGGCCAATCCAATTACCACAATATTCCTAGTTTCTATTTCTATATCTTTTGATTGATCCATTGTGGGAACAAATGTACCAAAAGCCAGTCCCTGTGGGCTCATCATGATTACCAAAGGTTTCTGTATGGTGATTTTATTTTGATCGTGATCAGTTACTTTGGCAATGACTTCTTCCCCAGTGACCAATTTTATAGTTGCTATTTTTTCTTTTTCTATTATCATTGTTCTATTGTATATGACAATTAATTAATTGTCAAATGTGCTAAACAATAAATATTCAAAAAATGAAAACCTACACCCCCACCGATCAGAACACAAAAGACTTGTTAAAGAATTGGACAAGGAAAAACGGACAGAATTATGAATTGTTTATAAGATACGGTTCTGACAAAACTATTACGGCCAAAACTTTGAAACAAATAGAGCAAGATCCTACAACAACATTCAAATCGAACAGAAGAATAAATTTTCAATGTTATCCTTTTTTATTTAAACACGATTATAAAGAAACAGTGTTTGTTGATTGGGAGTCTAGCACGTTCTATCAACATTTCAAATTAAATAATGATGGATTAATTGAGGTAACCGAGTTACCTCGTAACACTATATCTTATGCTGATTATGAAAGATATGCAATAAAAAAGATAGAATCAAATATAAAAAATTTTATAGATGCTAACAATGACATAGTATTAATGTACAGTCAGGGAATCGATTCTATACTACTAATGGCTTATTTGAAAAAATATAATGCTTTGTCCAAAACAGAACTTGTATACGTAAATAATTCTGAGCCCGTAAAAAAGCCTATCACTCATGATAACAATGTGGTTAATCCTTACTGGGCACATCGATTTACTTTTGAAGATGATATATTAACCTCAAGGAATTTAGATTTATCTTTTGAAAAAACTCTAGGATTCAAAAAAATTACTGAGATAAAAATGGACGAAAATACATTAAAAAAATGGGCAAGTTCTATAGATCCGGAACCATTTAACAATTATCAATCATACGAAGTGGCAGAACAGTTTAAAGATAGACCAATGTTGGTAGGATTTGAAGGTAACTCAGTTTTATTGCACAAGTGGGAATGGATTAGGAGGATAGGAAAACGCATACCTATAGATAAAAAATATTATACCAACACAATAAACAACATAGATTGGAGCCTTGATTGGAACAACGACTGGAATATTATTACCTATATAACTCCCGAAACAAGAGGATGGAATTGTGAAGCCATCAAAAACGAATATTCTCCAATATCTGATTTTGAGTTGATGTCTATGTTGCCTTTTATTAACACAGAAACTATAGATCCTTTAAATGTAGCGAACGCAACATTAGCCAAAAAAATGATTGTTCGCCTTGTGGGGGATACATTTAATCATTTAATTGTTAACGAAGGCAATGATTGGATTAATTTTTGGAACTTGGCCAGAATACCTGTTCAAGAAGTAGAACCCGAAAACTTATTTTTATATGTGAATAAGAAAAGTAATTTACATAATGTTTCTTTTTGTAAAAAAGCATTACAAATGTCTAAAAAAACAGGTTGGATTTTTGCTGTTGATTTACTACATATAAAATTTACAAATAAGATAACTTTGATGTACAAAGATAAATTTCCTACAAGTATAGTTAGTGTATTTTAAAACTTATATTTTCCGTGTTTGAAGACATCGTCCACTAATTTTTGACATTCGTCATGCCAGTACTGTCCGCTTTCTCTCAATTGCTCGTTCATTGTTCGTAGTCTTTCCATTTTCTTTTTCAATGTTCTTAATTGAGCGGCGGATATTATTTTTTCCAGTTCTTTGATTTTGGTTATCTTGTCGATCACATCATCAATGACCGGGCAGGTTATGTCAGGAACTTTAGGAGCCTTTTTCCTTATTTTCATCCAAACCTGTTTGTGCTTTGGTAGTTTACGTTTTTTCATTCACACCCCTGTTTAATATCAAATATTTAAGGTTAGGGTGACAAGTGAATATACGACATTATAAGTTATATGATCGTATTATGTTGGGGGAACTTCTGTTCCCAGGTGTCCCCAAACCCGCAAGATTGTTGGCTATTAAGCCGCTAATCTTAGTTGAGATTGACCAACTGTTAGGTCAGCAAATCCCAATGCTTTTTTATTAGCATTTATAAAATAACCCGATTACGTCGGAATAATCACGATGAACTCCAGATAGTTTTAACTGTCAATCGATCCTAGTTCACCCCCTCAAAGCACAAATCTATTGTGTGTGTGTTTCAAGTGAGTGGTGGAGGTGGTCGGTACTGCCCCGACGTCTTGTCCAGGTATTGTCTACCCATCAACGTCCATGCTAGTATTTAAACACATTAATGGTATTTTGTCAATAGGTTGACACTTGTTTTTTTGGATGCTAATATAAGTTTATGTCAAAAAACAGAAAATTTATTTTTACAGATAAAACAGCACCCGCTGAAGAACAGGTCAAAGAAATTGAAGCACTGGGTTACAGACGAGCAGTGAAATCTTATCAGTCCGGTTCCAAGGCAAAATTTGTGGAAGTGGAATGGACTACCAAAAGTGGTGAGGAGTTCTACAAACTACAAAAATTACCGTTGGGTAGATCAAAAAAACTGGGTAGATAATTTTTAATACATCTATCAAATCTATAAATACGATTACAGCGCCACTCCAGTAGTGACGTCGGAATTAACAGGACGCTTGAGTTTTACTCTTTACTGTTTGACAGAACGCCCTTCCGTATGGTATAATAAACCTAGTAGTTAAACTTAAAACTAGGAGAATATTATATGAAGAAAATGATTCTGACGTTGTTGATATCTATCATAACAACAACAATATCGGCCAAGGAATTTACAATGGCCATTCAACCCACATTCGGTGCTCATCAGCATATAGGATATGAAATAATCGAGAGATTAGAAGCACGAGGCATAACAGTAAACACAGTACCAACAAAATCATCCATCAAAGGTAATTCCTTGCTGATGAATAAACAGATAGATGTCAACGTGGGATCTATCACATCGTTCATTGTTTTAAATGATAAAATGCCTGGGCAAAGTTTGTTGCTATCTGCCATTGGGCATTACAAGTATTTCTTACAATGTACACCTGACGTCAAAACAATGGAAGATGTTAAAACTACAAAAATTGTCACTTCTGGTAGAAACACCTTAGAACATCACACAATCAGGTGGTTGGCAAAAGAACACTTTGGAGATCCTTATGCACTTGATGAAAATTTTATTACCATGAAAAGACCTCAGATATGGCAAATATTGCAGGCCGGATCTTCTGACGTGAAATGCGTGATGACCGGAGCACCATTGCAGAACAAGATACAGGACGAACTGGGTTTTGTTACAGTTGCCACAAGTGATGTTGAAAAAGGTATAGCAGGATCATACAATGCCTATTGGACAAGGAAAGATTGGGTTGATCAGAATCCCGATTTGGCTTATGCTTTCATAACAACAGCAGTAGAAGTTATACGTGATTACAACAAAGACCCTATAACAATTTTAGAAAAATTTATTCAGAAAGACAAAATGGACACAACTGCGGAGTATCTACAAAAGGGACACATAAAAAATCAAGCAATATTCCATTCCGATCTAAGGGGATCAGAGTATTTTAATAATTTTTTATACGAAATAGAATATCTCAAAGATAACAAAGACGACATATCAAAAATGATCTATCGTGCAGAGGCGTTGAAATAATGCAATTGATTTCCGTTGCTCCTCTCAGAAACAATGTAGAGTTATTTAGACCTATAACTCTACATCTACGACCCGGCGAAGTAAACACGTTGATGGGAGCATCGGGTATTGGAAAAACTAGTCTTCTCGAATGTATCTCCGGAGGTTGCGAATACACAGGAAAGATCATAGACAATTCAAATATTTTCAGGGTATTTCAAGATACAGAACAACTATTTCCTTGGATGACCGTGAGGGAAAATTTAAAACTGGTTACAGATATAAATTGGAACAAGATTGCTAAAAAATTAAAATTAGAAAAACATTTAGATAAAATGCCCAACGAGTGTTCAGTTGGTCAGAAACAACGGTTTACTCTGATGAGAGCTCTATATAGTGATAGATCAATATTGTTATGTGACGAACCCATGAGCGGTGTTGATAGTGCCACAGGAAAAGAAATAGTGAGAGAATTTAAAAAATTAGTCAAAAGCACAAACAAAAAAGTTTTATGGGTCACACACAATCAAACAGAAGCCAAACAATTAGGAAAAGTTATCAAAGTAAAATGAATAGTATAAAAAGTTTTGTAATTATTTTAATAGTTTGGCAGTTGCTATCAATGTCTATAGGTAACAATTATATTCTACCAGGCATCGATACATTGATAGTCGAATATCCTCAATTACTAACTGATATAAGATTTATAGGTGCCTTAACAGACAGTATCTTATTCCTAATTAAAACTTGGTTTTTGATATTGAGTCTATTGTTTGTTGTGATTATAATATCTGTTTTAAATAAACAATTTAGATTTATCTTCAAGAGCCTTTGTGCATCTTTACAACCCACACCAACTTTTGCATGGTTGCCGGTCTTCATGCTCGTGTTTGGAGTGAATGAATTAACAATAATTTTATTAATGATCTTTGCTACCGTTTGGATGGTGGGATTAAACATGATCGTTTCCTTGGAGGAATCTCTGACAAAATGGTCTAAACACTGTGGCAATCTAAGATTGGGAGTAATAGAAAGTATAATAAAAGTTTATCTTCCTAGTTTAAAACCTTTATTGGTTGCTAATTTCAAAACGTGTTGGAATTTGAGTTGGAGGATATTGATAGGTATAGAAGTTGTGTTTGGCACTATAGGCAGTCATTGGGGTATAGGCACTTACATGACAGATGCTAAAGACATAATGGAAACATCTACCATGTATGCTGTCTTTTTCATTATTATATTAATAGGTATTGTTGTAAACGAGTTATTTGATAAAATTCTAAAGGAGAAAAATTAAAATGAATAAGAAAGTACATAAATTTCAAGTAGTGGGTGGCAATTTTGACAAAGAATTATCATACTATAAGGCAAACTTTGGCAGAGAATATTTGGAACAGGTGCTTGAAAAGAAAGATTATAAAAAGTCACTTAAAATGGGACAAGCAAATATTGATTACAAAAAAATTGGTATAAAAAGAAATTCTCGAGGTTATATAGATCCTGTTAAAATGCCAACATTAGAGAAACTAAGAAAATTGCTAGGTTGGAAAAATACTCAAATGATCATAATGAAATACGAACAAGGCGAAATACAACTAAGACACATAGATCATATGCCCGATTACGATATAGCAGAGAGAAAAGAATTATATGTCAAAGCAAATGAGTTTAAAAATCCAGAGTACCATAGAATGTTATTAATGTTGAATGATCGAAAGCCTGGACAGTTCATGCACATCGAAGACAAAATTATTAATAGTTGGAAACAAGGCGATATGTTTTATTATAATAGCAAGGAAGTATATCACGGAGCAGGAAACTGCGGAAACGAACCTCGTTGGATATTGAGAATAACAGGTATCCCAACGAAGAAGTTTGAAAACTTTAAAAAGAAAAAAATTATAAAGTTATGAGCGAAATAATATTAGAGCTAGTACATCAGGCTCCGGGAGAGTTTGAAATACCATCAATCAACTATAAGGGTATGAACTATAGAACTGTGTATTTTATAGATAAATGGGAGCAGGCTCAGGTGTACGAAGTTGATAATAAAATAGTATCCAATTGGAAAAAACACTCTATGCACACAACAAAATTTGGACAATCTTATTGTTCTTTGAATTTAAGCAGACAGCATCGTAGGTTTGTTGTTCTGTATCATAATAAAAAGTTAAACAAAAATATCGTGCAAAAATTATTAGATAAAAAATTAAAGGATTTTACATGATTGATGTTCACTGGACGGCTAATGGAAAAAAACATCTAAGCAAAGTGATCGCTGTGGAGTCCGATCCTAATTGTAAATTTTATTATAAAACAGATGCATTGACGAATTATGATTTTAAAAATTGTCCAGACATCACTTTAGATGAATTGATAAAAAACAGACTTCTAAAATTAAAACAACAAGATACTAGGTTGATCTTGTGGTACAGTGGAGGAACAGACAGCAAGACAATATTAGATTGTGCATATCGTCATAATATTGAATTTGATGAACTAGTTTTTTATGACAAATTATATGATCCTTATCCATTGTATAAAGAAGAAAAAAGATTAGTAATGAAGGATATACAAAATTACAATAAAAAATTCAATAGTAAAATAACAGTATTGGATGTGGGATACGAGACTGCCAAAAGTTTTTATTTAAAACACAAAGAAGATTGGGTTAGGCAACCTTTTATCACAGATAGATTTAGCAAACATATGAGATATAATATTTTAGATACTCACCCAATAGAGAAAGAAAGATTAATCAACGACAAAACAATTCATATAACTGGAAACGATCATCCTCGTCTTTACCTCGACGATAATAAATGGTATTTAATTTATTTTGATACACAAGAATATTGCACATACTATCTACCTCAATTTTTTAATCTATTTTGGGACGATTTTGAAATTCTCAATTGGCAAACACACAAAGCCATTGCTTTTTATGAACAACACACAGATTTAGATAATGAAAAAGTACAAAAATTCCAAGGGCACAATCCTGTGTTTGATCACAAAGAGTTTAAAAAATCTCTAGGACTTGTTATGCCGGATAACGATGATATTGCTTATAAAAGACAAAATGCCTTTTTATCCACAACTCATGTTAATTATGAATGTGCATCTATGGAAAAATATGCCAAAGAAAATGATAAAGAAGTTTTTGACATCTATCAAGAAGGAATGAAAGTATTAAAAAGTATTAATTTTGAAAAAGCAATTTATAGTGATTTGATCTACATTAAAGATCAAAATTTTTGAGAAAATAGTAAGAATAAGGACTGTTCCACTTTAGGATAATTTCGTTGTCGGGTTTCATGATAATTTCATTTTTATCATTAGTCAACAACGGAAAATAAGATAAACAACTAAAATCATTTATGGTCATGTCGGCGATGTTAATATAATGTTGTTTATGAGCATTTTTTACTTCTAAAATAGATTGTGTGATCGATGTGGGTTCTTGGACACTAAATTTGACCACGATTCTTTTGTTATCGTGTTCACTTGTATAATTCATAACTCTTTCGTTATTAAATTTTATTTCAATAGGATTCTCGTTTGTTTTTTTAAAAGTATCTACGTAGATTGATATATCTAAATGTTTATTCATTGTCGTCCTTGAATCGATCTTTTAATTCTTCTGCTTTCTTGTAACTCCAATAGTATAACACGTCAAGCCATATTAGATTAAAAACATATCCCAGCATTGTAAATCGTATTCCCATTATGCTTGGCAACAGATACAACCCCAAGAACATGAAAAATATATAATTGAACACTCTCTCGTTGGGTACCCACCAGTTCAGCCAGTTGTACATCTACGTTCCTTTCGACAACAGATCAATTAATTTTTCTGTTGTTCCTAAATAATAACTTTTTGTTGTGCCCACGTGTCTTATCAGTGTTGTAAAATTTTTGTATTTTTTTGAATCAATGATTCTTCTGTCCATGGGTAGAGCGATCTTTGGTCTGGGAGAGCAATTAAATATCTTGAACCTATTTTCTTCTGTCGTCATTCCTGGATCTCTTGCGGCTATGTAACTCAAGGTCACTTCCGGATTCCAATTTAAAACAGTCATTGGATGTTTGCCATCGGCGATCAATAGTTTCACAAGATCCGCTTCACTTTGTAGATATCCATGTTTCGTGTTTCCCTCGCTGTCTTTTAGTGTGGCATCGTATTCCTCTTCGTACATGATAGGATCGGGTATGTACAATTCATTAAACCCCATCCCCGTCAACAATATCCCATCGCGATCATTCACATAATCCAACACAAATTTCACAGTGACAGAACCTGCTGTCATTATGCTACAATATTTTTTCGAATGAGCAATCAGATTATCGATATATTGACTCTCGTCGATGTTGATGATATGTGGTTCAACATTGTTTTGTTTGCACCAACGAAATGCCCACCAGGTATCTAACGAGTTCTCTTTGTTGAGAGTTACCACTATTGGTGTGAATTTAATTTTTTGTTTGACCAATATGTCCGCAACATACTCGCTATCTATTCCCCCACTCATGGCAAGATAGATTTTTTTATTGTAAGTTTCGTGTATGTCTGATACTGCGTTGCTCGTAGCGACATCCATGGGAACAATCTTATTGGCTCCTTTGGGTCTTAAAAAACATTCAAAATCATTGCTTGGATATGGATTTTCATAACTTCTATTCCATTTATATTTTATCCAATTATCTTTACCGTATCCTGGCAGAGAATCATAATCCATTATTTCGTAACCAATTTATGTAATGTGTTTTTTGTTTTTCTAAAAATTTAGATTGAAAGTGAGGTACGACCGATTCGGATTGTGTTTTATCTTGGCTCCAGGCAGTTTCCCATATGTGACAGTTCAACTCCCAATTCTTTTCGGAATATCTTGTGTCTCTGTATTTGTAAACAGTCACATTGGTTTCTTTATCGTTGATTGGGTTACAGACGGTGTTGAACCAAGCACCAGGAAAGTATTCCATCATTGTGTATGGATACACACAGAACCAAGCGGCACCGTGTTTCCTTTCTCGATCTTCTTGTAGCATTGTCTGTCCAAAATCATTATCTAATTTTTCTTTGTTGTTGGGAGCATACTGCACTGACGAATTTTCTAAAATCTCCCATTCAACTTCTTCCACAGATAGTTGATCATATATTTTTGGATGAACTACTGGAAGATGATCCATGTCTAAAAAAATATTAACAATATCAATATAATTTGCCTTCACATTATCTACACGCATTTCTTCCAACACAAGATGATCGCTCTTGATATAATCTATTGTGGGCAAGTCGTGTTTTTCAGAAAACAAATAGCCATTCCATTCAAAAACTTCTTTATTTTCTAAATTCTCTTCATTCTTACACCAATGTGAAGTGCTACCGGAACCAACAGGTTCTCCTTTGCTTGTGAATGACCAACCATGATATGGACATAGTCTGGTATTTTGTCCTTGTGTTCCTTTAAAATAAGAACCCTGATGTGGACAGATATTGCTGTAAAGAGTGTACAGGTCTTTGTTTTTATTTAATGACCAATCTTTTAAATGTGGTAAAACTTTCCACGAATTATTTTCCAAATCGTTTTTGTGTCCGAGCAACATAACAATTTTATTTATTGGGTGTTAAGAAAGCGTATTGACGTCTTGAAACAATGCAAGTTCTTTCTTTATTATCTCAATATCGTTGTTGTTCATATTTTCCAAAAGAACTTTTGATTTTGCATATACACTGCCAGGAACAGATAGTCCTAATATGTTCAATGAATCATTTATGATTTGTTCTGCGGTTTTTCCGGAATCCGAAATCTTATTTTTGATTCTAACATCTTTTAATGCCTTACGTGTGACTGATCTTATATCTGTATAATCAACGACATCCGGTAATCCTCTCAATCTCATAACACTTTCTATTATTTCATTTGCCGACGAATCAGATGCAGGATTGTGATATAATGCATTATCGTAACTGGAATTTGTTTCATACTCGTCAAAGTATTTTTTCCAATCGGCGTTCTGACTCAACCTAGATAGCAACTGTGCTATTGTTTTGTCAGAAGCAAAACTTTGATATATGTTGTGTGTGGTCAATGATTCGCTGTAGGTAAAAATAGATCCTAAGTTAGATGTTTCAAGTGCAATTTGTGTTTCAATTGTATTTTTAACAGACACAAGATTATTATAATATTCGGTATATATACCGGTCGACAAATTGTTGTGAAAGTTTGTTGATGTTGAAATGATGGAACTAACTAAAGAATTAAATGTGGACACGTTCAAATCTGTGCTGTCTTCTAATGTATCTATCAAATCACTCATGTTTTGCAATGCTGTCTGATATGCTGTGTCTGTTGACATAATTTGTTGATTTATAAAAGTCATTGTTCTCGTTAAGGTTTCTAGGGTGTTATCCAGGTAACCGGCTATAGAGCCAAAGTGTCCATTTATTCCTCTGTTCATAGAATCTGCAGTCACTCCGTACAATGTGGGTATGGTCAAAATGAATCCTTGCACTTCGCTTAGATGTTGTAAGAATGTTCCTGTGTTTGGCCTGTCGTCGTCTGGATCTTGTTCACCTAGGCTACCATCTAAAATTTTTACAGTGTGTGCATCTAGTTCGTCCAGATATTTGACATTTAGATACGTGTTTGTGTTTATGGCATCTTTTATGCTGTTCTTTTGTGAGTTGGTCAAAACTTCGTTGATATCTGTTTTTGAAAGCAATGTTCTCGTTTTGGAAATAAATCCTGTGTTACAGTTTGTTATTCCATTTTGAACTCCTTGATTGGAGAAATTCGGAGATGTGTTAACTAATGTTTTTAAACCTTTTAAGACTGCCATTCTATGATCCTACAAATACATTGGGCGAACCTTGTATTACTCTAGTACAGGTCGGGTCACCCACCCTACCAACTCTTATACCTTCCGCATACACAGATCGAGTGGTTGCTTTCAGTGTTGCCGAATGAGGACAACAACACGGCGGACATCTACACGGCAAGAGATGTCTTGTGTTCCTATGACCATTTCCGGACACTCTTATACCATTGGCGAACACACTTCTAAATGCACCTTTTCTATAAGGTGTTGAACAGTGTGTTGCTTCTCGATCACCTTTTCTTGCAATTGGTCTAGACATACCAATATTTATGGCTGTGAAATATGTGCGTTTTTAATGTTTAATGATAGAGTCGATGTCGTGTAATTTACGTAACAACGGTTCTAGATCTTTCAAATTTAAGTTATTGGGACCATCTGAATATGCCTGATCAGGATTGTCATGAACTTCCATGAAGATCGAAGCAACACCAACGGCAACACCTGCCTGTGCGATTACCGGAATGTGTTCTCTATTTCCTCCGGATGTTGTTCCTTGTCCACCCGGTTGTTGACAAGAGTGTGTGGCATCTAGACACACAGGGTATCCTGTCTTCTTCATTTCGTATAAAGATCGCATATCAGTGACCAGTGTGTTGTATCCAAAAGACACTCCACGTTCACATAACATTATTTTATTGTTGCCCGTGGATGCTATTTTTTCTGCCGAATGCTTGATGTCCCATGGTGCCATGAATTGTCCTTTCTTAAGGTTGATCCATTTGTTTGTTCTGCCAGCCGCTAATAACAGATCAGTCTGTCTGGAAAGGAACGCAGGTATCTGTAACATATCTACAACTTCTGCGACAGGACCACACTGCTCGGCCGTGTGTATGTCTGTCACCACAGACACATCAAATTCTTTTTTTAATTTTTCAAATATTTTTAGTCCTTCTTCAAGTCCCACACCTCGCTTACCTTGTAGAGAGGTACGATTGGCCTTATCAAAAGATGATTTATATATAAAGTTCCAGTTATTTTTGTCACAAATACTTTTAATGGATTCACACATTCTAAATGCATGGCTCTCTGATTCTATTTGGCAAGGTCCTAACACAGCAAATAATTTTTTATCATTGCCTAGCATTGAGTCTATGTTCATTATTGTTTTTCCCTTCTTAAATTATTATTGATATCTATTGTTTTTTCCAATTGGGTAAATGGTGTCTTTAGTATTTCTCGAGCAAAGTAAGCCAAAGCCGAAGTATCTTTCGGAAAACAAGAACCAGCATATCCTCGTTGTCCGTCATTGCCTGGTACTTTAAGATGTGTTGCTCCAATACGAGGATCTGTTGCGATAATTTTTGCAAAAGTTTCCCAATCAGCACCACCGGCAGATTTTAATACATCATACATCTCGTTCATGAAAGTAACTTTGGTTGCCAAAAAACTATTGATACAGTATTTGATCATGGACGCTGTTATTATATCTGTTTTAAAAATAGGACAAGGTTTACAGATTGAGTGATTCTTATATAAGTTCTCGACCCAATCTGTGCTCTCGTGTTCTCCGCCAAAAATATGCATAGATGGATTACAAAAATCATTTATATAATTTTTTTCAGTGAGAAATTCTGGATTATATACTAATTTCATATTTGAAAATTGTTTTATTATTTTTTCTATCATGTAAGATGGCACTGTGCTTTTTAATATTACAAATTGTGTGTAGTTGTTTAATTGTTTCATGACATCAAAAAGAATAGAAACATCACATTCCCCTGTAACCGACTGTGGAGTGGGAACACAAACAAAGGTTGCGTCTGGCTTGAAATTAATTAAATCTTGTATTGAATTGTTGTTGTGTTTTGGATCAACTATCAATTTATCGATATTATGTGTGAATCCATGATCCACCGCTGATCCTACAAACCCATGTCCGATAATACCCAGTTTCATATGTTGTATATTATACTGGGTATTATGAACAATGTCTACTATTTGAGTTTGGTCCTCTTTACCATCTCCTCGAAGGTCGCCTCGTCCAGTGGCACCAGTCCAAGATCCATGAGGTAACCCCTCGGTCCCATCGCTTTCTTGCTGATGTAAGATTTCATGAACTTCTCAAGTCCTGGAACAACGTCCAAGTGTTCTTTCTTGAAGTAGATGAACAATGGTCTTGCGATCGGATACTCATAACTCTGGATGGTGTCCAGGCTGATCTCGTTACCCTCGATCTGTGCCGCTTGGACCTTGTCCCTGCTGGCGTCTAGGTATGAGAAGCCAAAGATCGCGAACATCTCTCTGTCACCCACCATCTTGTTGATCAGCAGTGTGTCATTCTCACCCACCTCGATCACTGGGCCGTCTTCTCTCATCTGGGCACAGGCCTTCTTGCCTTTGTCCTCTTTGACTGACTCGTCACACCCTTCACTCATCACTAGCGAGTTCCAAGCGTCTCTGGTTCCACTGGTCGCCGGAGGTGTCATTATCTTGATTGGATAATTTGGAAGGCCTGGATCTATGTCTGACCATAACTTGGGTCGTGGTCCGAACGCGGCCATCGCCTGCCACAGTTGTTTCTTGGTTAGGTTTAGTTTTGGTCCGTTCACAGAGTTTGCGAAAGCAATACCGTCGTTGCCCACTTTGAATTCTATGAATGATACTCCATTATTCTCACACAACTTCACCTCTTTGTCTTTGATGGCTCTTGATGCGTTTGTCATTGACGGAGAGTTTGGTCCTACACCTGCACAGAATAATTTCATTCCACCACCTGTACCAGTCGACTCAACGACCGGAGTTGCATACTTGGTTTCCTTACCGAATCTCTCTGCCACCACAGTGGTGAAGGGATATACAGTTGAAGAACCTACAACTTTGATTTGATTTGTAGCCGCTTGGGCCAGTGATGAAAATAAAACCACCGCACAAATTAATTGTACTAGTTTTTTCATTTTATTTCCTTTTTGGTTTGTTTTAATGTTTTCATTGGTTATAAAACGCTATTATTTAAACACAGAAACCTTAAAGTTTTGTTACAGATATATTAAACTTTTGTTAAGATTGTTTTCTTTTTTCCAACCATTGTATCACTGTATCAATCCAGCACAACCATATGTTGTAGTTAGAACTGTTGATGTCCTTGCGACCTATTTCCCAGAATTCTTTATCTTTCTTGCGAGGTCCTGACTCACGTAATTGTTTTATCTGATCTAATTTTGCAAACTTCATAGACCTAAAAGATCTCTCATTCCGGGTTCTATCATTTCTCTGCTCCATTGTGGAGTCATTGTGATCCTCACTTTGCATCTCAATCCGGGTATGCTCTCAATCTTTTGTTGTATCTCTCTGGGCATGGAATCAGCGGCAGGACAGAATGCAGAGGTCAGACTCATTAGGACAAACACATATCTGTCACTGGTAATTTTTACATCGTAGATCAATCCCAGTGTGTAGATATCCACTGTTATCTCTGGATCATATACAGTTTTTAATTTTTCTTTTACTATATCTATAAATTCTTGATGAACTTCTGTGTCTTCTTTTATATCTTCAAGTGTTGCGTGTAGGCTAGGATCCACTGATGCATTGTCTTGAGGAATCCAACCTGGGGGTGTGCTATGCATTGGCGATCCTTATAATTCTTAAAATTAATTCGCCCAATCCGTTTTGTCTTTGAAGTGTTAACAATTCTTTGATTCCTAGTTCTGTAAAATTTTCTACTGTTAAATTTGCAACTTCGCTACGATGAGCTCCGTTTACTATGTCAGTGACAACTTTAGCAGTTCCTTTAGTAATAAAGGCATCACCATCAACTCTGTATTGCATTTTATTTTCTGTATCTGCACCGCCCACTATCCATAACTTACTGGCACAACCGTGTATTCTATTTTCTTCTGTTTTAACGGCGTCTGGTAACGGTTCTACTTCTTTTGCTTTGTCAACAAGATATTGTAAACGATCATGGCCTTCTAGCATTTTTAGATCATTACCAAATTCTTTTATTTTTTCTAGTATCATGCTCTTATGGTAACACGAAATAGTTTAAAAGTCAATATTGATTTATAATGAAAACTTTTTGAATGAGTCTTTTTTGACGTCTTGTTTGATACCACCCACAATGTATGATTCCACTTCTGTCTCTTGTGGTGCCACCTGCATACCTTTTGATGACAGCCAATGCTGTGTCCAAGGTAAAGGATTTTGTGATGCTGATATATCATAAATTGGATCAAAGCCCAGTGCTCTCAATCGCTTGTTTGCTGTCCACTCAACATAAGATCCTAATAATCTTTCGTTCAATCCAATAATCGACCCGTCTCTGAATAGATATTTCGCCCATGCCTTTTCTTCTTCCACACAGTCTTTGAACATCTGGATCACAGTTTTTTCTGTACCTTTCATTGCTTTGGTCATTTCAGAATCATCACCTTTTTGCCATGCTTTGATCACGTGTGTTGAAAGATTCAAGTGTGTGGCTTCGTCCCTAGCGATCAGTGAGAGGATCTTGGCCGATCCTTCCATTAATTTCAATTCACCAAACGCAAAGGTACAGGCAAATGAAATATAAAATCTCAAACCCTCCAGCAAGTTCACGGTCATCATTGCCAGATACAGTTGTTTCTTAAGTTCAATCATGTCCACTTTTTTGCCCACAGCATAATCCAAAGCCATTGAGCCGAACTTGTCGTATTCACCTGTGACACTTTTTGCTCTTTTTAATATTTCCTTGTCATCCAATATTGTGTCAAACACTTCTGATGGATCTGAATACACATTCTTCATGATGTGTGTGTATGATCTTGAGTGTATGGTTTCAAAGAAATCCCAAGTCACAATACAGCCTTCCAGTTCAGGATTGGAAACATAAGGCAAGAACATCAGACTTGGTCCTCTGCCCTGTACTGAATCCAACAGTGTTTGATATTTTAGATTGCTTGTGAATATATGTTTTTGTTCTGGTCTGAATCCTTGATAGTCTGCTCTATCTTTTTGTAATGAAACTTCTTCTGGTCTCCAAAAATATCCTATCATGGTTTGATTCAGTTTATCAAACTGTGGATATTTGAAATCATCATATCTCTGAACACCACCATCTTCACCAAAGAACATGGGTTGTTTTGTGAAATCTATTTTTTGTTTATTGAATACTGTTTTTGTCATCGGATTATTTATATTGCACAGGCGTCGCAGGCTTCTTCATCCTCACTGTTCTCATTTACTCCAAGATCGGTTAGTTGTACGTCTTCACCTTCTGCGGTCTCTGTGGTCTCTATACCTGATGGTTGTAGATCTTCTTCGTCACCTTTGAAATCATAAGTGTTTTGATAGTAAGAAGTTTTCCAACCGTATTTGTATGAATTTAATAAATCCGAAGCCATTACTGACAACGGCACTTCGTTATTTTCATAGTTAAGTGGATTGTAACTCCAGTTGCCAGATATGGCTTGGTCAAAATATTTCTGCATCATTGCCACAACATTGATGTATCCTTCGTTGTTTTTCATCTCCCAGAGTAATGTGTAGGCATTTTTAAGTTTAGGAAAGCCCGGCACAATCTGTTTGAGTGGGCCTTTCTTGCTTTTCTTAATGGATAACAATGCTCTTGGTGGTTCTATGCCGTTGGTTTCGTTTGAAACAACTGAAGAACTTTCTGATGGCATCTGTGCTGACAGTGTAGAATGTCTTAGTCCGTATTTTATAATGTCTTTTCTCAGTGCCTCCCATGCATATCTTTGTTTGTGTGGCACAATTTTATCTATATCTTTTTTGTATGTGTCTATAGGCAGTATTCCGTCTGCATATTTTGTTTGAGAGAAACCTTCGCAGGCACCACGTTCTTCTGCCAGTTTGTTGGATGCTTTAAGTAGATTGAATTGGAATGCTTCAGATAGTCTATCCACTGAGTCCCATGCTTCTGGTTGTGAATAATTAAAACCTAGTTTGGCTAGATAATGTGCCAACCCAATATAGCCAACACCTAAACTTCTTCTTTTCTTTGTGCTGGTCTCTGCCGCTTTGACAGGATATTCTTGATAGTCAATGATTTCTTCCAGGGCTCTCACAGCCAGGTCACAAAGATTTTCTAATTCCTCTAGATTGTTCAACGCACCCACGTTGATTGCAGAAAGAATACATAAAGCAATCTCACCTTTGTCATCGTCGATGTGTTGTATGGGTGTTGTTGGTAATGTTATTTCTTGGCAAAGGTTTGACATACTAACTTTATCTTTGAAAGACGAATGTGAATTACAATGATCTATGTTCATTATATAGATACGTCCTGTTTCTGCTCTTTCTTTCAATAGATCAAAAAATAGTTCTTGTGCTGAAATAGTTTTTTTAGGAACATTTTTATCCTTTTCATATTTTACATATAAATCATCAAACTCGTCTGTGCCGAATGCATCATACAGTCCCGGAACTTCGTGTGGAGAGAATAAAGTTATTTCTTCGTCGTTAATGAATCTCTCGTAAAATAATTTTGAGAATTGTATAGAGTAATCTAATTTTCTAACCCTGTTGTCTTCTGTGCCTTTGTTGTTTTTCAGAACTAATATATCTTCGATCTCTTGGTGCCATATTGGGAAGTGTACAGTTGCTGAACCACCTCGCACACCGTTCTGTGTGCAACACCTTACTGTGCTTTCGAATTTTTTGAGGAACGGGACGACACCAGTGTGTTGAACTTCACCACCACGTATCTTAGAATTGATACCACGAATTCTACCAGCATTAATACCAATTCCTGCACGACGAGCCACGTAAAGACCAATAGCCATGTCAGTACTAAAAATGCTAGGAAGAGTGTCGTCGCTGTCAACGAGAACACAACTTGCAAACTGTCTGATAGGCGTACGTACACCGGCCATGACCGGAGTTGGGATATTAATTTTGAATTGAGAAATTGCGTCATAATATTTTTTAACATAGCTCATCCTTTTGTTTTTTGGATAATCAGCAAACAGTGTTGCTGAGATCATCATGTACATATCTTGTGGAGTTTCGTATAACTCACCCGATGATCTATCTTGTACAAGATACTTATCTACCACTTGTCTTAAGCCAGCATAGGCAAAATTTAGATCTCTGTCTCTTCTTATCCAAGTGTTAAATTTTTTTAATTCGGTTTTATTGTATTTTTCAACGATGCCTTTGTCATACACACCCAATCTGATATTTCTCAAAATTAATTTCAAGAGTGGCATATATTCATATTGACCGTGTGCTTCTTTTCTCACATCATAAAGCAGTAACCTTGCCGCGGCATATTGATAATTGGGATTTTCCAAAGTGGTCAGGTCATTGGCTGAACGCACAAGAACATTTTGAATGTCCTTTGTTGACATTCCGTCATAAAATTGCAGGTTGGCATTGATTTCTATCTGTGATGCTGATACCCCAGACAAATCTTCACAGGCTTCTTCAACAACAAAATGAATTTTATTGATGTCCAGTGGCTCCAACCTGCCATCTCTTTTTGCGACATTGATGGCGGAGGTATTGGTATTGGTCATTATAGTATTATTCGAATTGGATTTTGTTTTTTTTGTATGGGTATTTATCAGAGTTTTTTGTTCTTGTACTGAAATGTTTGCTGTCATATTTTTATTTTTATTTTTGTTTATTATAGACTATTATAATAAAAAAATAATGACAAGTCTATGACAAAATGTGTAAATCACACATACAACTTGTGATATTATTATATTATTTTGGAAAAAAATAATTAAACACCAACTGTGACTTGGTAGTTTAATGTGCCATCGACACTGTTGTCGGTGTTGTATCTAATTACCACAGATTCACTTGATCCTGAAGAATCTAGATCATCCCACGAAGGTATCAAATCGACCTGCACATCACTGTTTTCTTCAAAATCGTCACTGTAAGTAACTCCGGTTGTGTATGCATTGATCACTAATTTACCTACTCTGTAATTAGAACCTCTTTTGATTTTATAATCCACAGTAATTTTTTTATCTTCAACAGCAGGAATCATTATTCCTGTTGATGCCAATGACTGATTGTTTTGCAGAGTGGCAACTCTAACAGGACTGGTCACATTGCAAACTCCTTGTACTTCATTCAAAGGTACTAGGGTATTACTTCTTCTTCCGCTGATGTCGAAATAGTCTAGAACAGACGAACATTCATCTGCGTCAAACTGTACTATCGGATATGTAGTAATATTGTCTACTCCTCCAGAATTTGCCAGTCCGACTGTTCTATCAAAAAAGTTATTGAAAGTTACCACATTTTTAACTTCTCCCGGAGAGTTTGAAACCTTAACCGCACTCTCATGAATATTTTTAAATTGGTTAGATAAGAATTGTATATTTTTTGGACCAGTCGTCTGCCCTGATGATGATCCATCTGCCAGTGTACCTATTACCGCTCCAAACCTAGCCAGTGTAAAATCTGAATTAATAAATTTCACAGATACAACATCATGATCTAGTTGTACCAATCTAGCAAATTTTGTGAAAGTACATTTGTCAAATGTTATGTTTGAAGATGTTAATGCAGTTGTGGATCTAACTGTGACACCTTTACCAATTGAAGAACTTATAGTGGGTGTAACGTCAGCACTACCTGAAGTGTATGTGCCTTCAAAACCACAATCATAAAAAGAAACATTTTCTGCACAGTCTATAGATATTCCACCATAAGATGTACCTGTTTTAAAAGTGATTCCTTCTACGGAAATGTTTTTAGGTGTTGTTGCTGATCCGGTCATGCTTCCAAATTCTACGCCATCTTGATCAACTGTCTGTGCTATTGAGCCTGTACCTATGTTATGAATAATTGTCTTGCCGTTGCCTTCTCCCACTAATTGGGCATAAGGTGGAATCTTTAATGTTGAATTTATTTTGTAAATGCCCGCAGGAAAAAGAATTATTCTTCTGCTTTGAGCATCACCTTGATCCACTATGTCGGAATAAATTTCATCCAGGGCTCTTTGAATAGCCTGTGTATTGGTAGTAGCAATTGAATCATTACCGTTTCCTATTGCTCCAAAACTTTTTATAGAAACAATATCGTCGAGTCTTGCCTGTAGAGATCTTGTTGTTGGAGAATTGACATTTGCACCAGTTAATATTGTGTCATCTTGTCTATAACCCTTGTAGATATATTGTAAAGCAGAAGCAAATCCTGTGGAATTTTCTGTGATGATTTCTGTGTTGCCCACAGCCGGTGCACCATCGGCCACTGTGCCATTACCTATGTAGAGTTTTTGTTCATCAATCACCCAACCCAGTTCTCCCGCGGCCAGTTGTGGCAGGTCAGTTGCTTTACCCCTACGGTGTTGGATTCTTGAAATTTGTACTATTGGCACTGTATTTTCTCCTTAAAATTTACAGTATTTATGCTAAAGGATAGACTTATAATATTGCTCTAGTCGACGATACCATTGGTCAGACCATTTATCATAATCGTCAATTTCAAAGGTTTGATACTCGTTGTTTTGTGTGCAGATAAAAATACGTCCTGTTTTTATATCAGTGTCAAATAATTTGTTGTGTGCTTCTGCATAAGCCACCAATTGGAGATAGTAGTCTTCCACCCATTCTTTCTTTTTCAATTTACGTGCCTGTTTGAAATCCATTATGGCAGGTGCTCCTTTGTACACTCCCACAAGATCCGTGGTACCTGCATATAGCTCGGGATAATAAAGCGAAACCTCAGATCCCCAAACCTCCGAGACATTGTTCAACCCATTGTCAATTATTATATTGGCCATGGCGTGTGCCTTCTGCTGTATGAGATTAGACCCCGGAGTTCGATCCTCGCCTTTCACGTGCTTCTCTAGGCTACGGTGCATCACTGTTCCTATGTTGGCACTCTCTGTCGTGATCTGCTGTGCCTTCTCCACCCCAATCCTCTTACGCCAGGCGTGTAGGTGTGTCATGTCCTTTGTTGCACTCAGCACAGTTGTGACCGATGGCACCTGTCTTCCGTCGGGTGTTTCGTAATGACGTTTACCGTTACGAGATGCTCGACTGAGTTCGTTATATTCAAAACGTTGAATATATTCTATACCTTTGCTTTTGAATGTTTCTGTTGGTATTTTCATACAGTAAAAATTATATAGTATATTAGATTATATTACAATAAAATTCTGATTATGAATTATTGTCGGTGTTTCATAGCAGACTTGGCCATCTGCTTAACTTTATCCGTGGATCCTTGGTCGTCAAAATCCATTTCCGGATCTTTTTCGGCTTGTTTCTCAGTTTTCAATATGACTTTTTCTTGATCAAAATCATCAACAACACTTTTTAAAACATCAGAACTGTCGTACATGGACTTGAAAAGATTATAGTTGAACATGGGATATCCTGTGTTTTTCAGTATCTGCTCCAAGGCATCAAAACTGATTTCTGAAGTTTGATCAACATCGTTGGCTGAACCTCTAAGGTTGGTCAACGTATTCATGACTGCGGATTGCAATTCTTGTGTTTTGGGATCTTGAAATTCTCGGAATCTCATCGGGATTACTTCCCGGCAAGTTTTGCGTATATTCTTGATGATGATTCAAAAACTTCACGCGATTCTCTTTGTTCTCTGCCTTCTGGTTCTGTGCCACCTGCTTCTGCATCTGTGGTCCCGAACTCATCTGTTTCCGAATCTAATGAATCCAATTCAGTGTCCAATTCTGCTGTGTCGTCGGCACCCATTGGTTCCGAAGCAGTTTCCTCACCAGTCAAAATTCTCACACCGTTGTCAAGGTCTTGCCTTGTTTGTGTCAATGTGGATTCTGCTGTTTCCAGTGCTGGTTGAACAGTTGAGATAAATGCATCTGCCTTGTCGGCACCCATCTCATCTCTGATTCTGTCTGCCAGTTCTAACATACTTTCAGTTTTCATTGTGGCTAGATCTTCTAGATAACCTGTTACCTTGTCCATCATGTCTTTGGCGGCCAGGATTAATTCTGATTGTTGCTCCACACCTTCTTGAACAGACTCTTTGCTTAATAGATCACCTACCACTGCTTTTTTTTCTATGTCTGTCAGTTGAGGTGTTCTTTCAATTTTCTTGATCATCTGTTGTGTCTTGGGATCACTTAATGCTTTTTTTGTAAATCCTGCATCAACTTCTTTGATTGCTTGGTTTATCACGTCCAACATCATTTGATGTTTTTGATAACTTGCATCATTTAGCTCTTTGCCAAAATGTGTGTTGTCTGTGATTGTATGAATTTTAGTTCTAACCATGTTGGCCATGTTTTCCAATTGTATCTTGCTTAACCCAGAAAGGTCAAGTGTTTGTCCGAATCTAGATTCAAATTCTTTCAATAAAGACTCTGTGGTTACTTTCTTAGTTAGATCTAATGCTTTCATATTATTAAACTGTTTCTGTTGTTCTTTCAGATTTCGTAATACCTTGCTCAGCGTTGTAGGCATCTATTTGATCTGATATCGATGTTACGTAAGCATCAAATTTATCTAATGCCGCTTGATTAGGCCATACGTTCACAATTTTCAATGAATGAGATCCATCACCGTTCGCAGTCACAGTTTTTTCTGTTGTCATTTCGTTTGCTTCGGTCATTCTCATGATTTCAGATCTTAACGGAGCATATGTCTTGAAAAAACGTACCGAACCTGCTGGTATATTAAAAGTTTGTGTTGTTCTTATCGCCATTTTTTTTGTTCTCCAAATTATAGTTTTTCAATAACTCTTGTTACTTGTATGTTATTTATTCTATTGTACTCATTCATAGCATCAGTATGAACACTTATTTTTGACTCAAAATCGTTATAATCCTCATCATTTAGCCATGTTGCTTCCAGCACAACTTTATGCGAATCTTCCAACGGAACTATTGTTTTTGTACTGGTGACTTTGCCAGCATCAAAATAATCTGACCATATTTTATTGAGTTCTACATTAGATTGGAAATAGCGTGTCTTTCCGATTGGTATGATAAATTTGTAAGTCACCTTAGTAGTCATAATAATATGTGTATTTATCGTTATTTATAGTCACTTAAAATCCTGAACGTGTGATCGAATATTTGATGTATTTCTGACTTTATCTCGTCTGCTCGCCTGTTGGTCTCTATCAATTTGTTAGAATAAACAAACTCCTTGTCGTCATCGTTTTCTTTGATTGCTATTTTATAGAACCTCTTGAAGTTCTTTATATCAAATAGTTTTGATGCGAATTGTTCATCCAATGTTAGTATTTGATCGGGTATGTTTTTTTGATCTGCTAGATAATGTGCAACCAATATGGCAGTCTGTTTGAGGAAAATACTATCATACAAAATCTTTGCCTGTGTCATGTCCGCTATCACATAAACATATCTAGTTGGATCTATCTTCTTGGGAACGATTGCGATATTACCAATCAAGATACCTTTGGAAAACTGTTTTGGTAAATGTCGAAAAGGTCTTTGCTTTTCGTCGTTTTTGGCCAGTTCATTTAATTTGTTCTTGAGATTGTAGGATTTTATTTGACTCTCAAGTATCTCATTTTTATTATCAACAGTTTTTTTTGCCATAGAAATTCATACTACTTAACTAAACGTATGCTTCTATTTAATGCATATTGGGTATCATCAACAAGTTTTTTCCTCACCAGAGCACCCTTGCTGGCCAGTATCCTTGCAGTTTCTATGTCTTCCACATCGAGGTTGCTTTGTAGGATTGGTAATTTACTTTTATATTTTTTTATAAAGGCAATTTGTCTTTCTGTTATGTAGACTCGAGCATATCGAGATAATTGTATGAACATTTTTTAAAGTTTAAGTTTGAATTCTATGAGGGCATCTTCATCAGGATCACAACAATCGTTGATAGTAATCCTGCTACCACGGTACCCGCGGTCATGATCAAAGTTTTATTGGAACTCTTGTGATTGTTCAACAAGTCGTCGTTGATTCTTTTCAATGCCAGTTCAATTGACGACAGGCGATCGTGTAGGCCTTTGTATCTCTCAGAGCAAAGGTCCACGTGTGCTTCCAAATTTGTTTTTTCTAAATCACTCATAATAGTTCTCTTTTTCGCATCCATATGGATGCAGTTTTTGTTGCCTGTTTGAGAAGTTGATCTGCCTATTTGAGCCTAATATACTATTATTTATCTGTTGGGCCTATATCAATAAAGTATGTATTTTTAAATTTTGGATCCTGCGTGTTGAAGCAATTGGCTGGAAATGTGACTGTTTCCTGTAAAAAGCCGTGTGTTGGTATCAGGTCAAAATCTGTTATCAATCCAGCCACTCCGTTCTCGCCATCACTGTAAGCATCAGTCTGCTCGGTCCTCCATGTGAAGGACCATATGTTCTGTTTGCCTTCTTTGTAGAAAGATCCAAAATGGAACTCCTTTAGATCAACTGATTGTTTTACAGGATCGTGGTCCCAATCCACGTTGGCCCTTAACTGTATCAGTTGTTGCACCGTGACGAAATTGGCTTTCTGCAATTTCACAGTTTCCAGTGTGTCTTTGCTATCCACCAACACTCCTGTGGGGGAAGTGAAGGGAAAAGGTAATGTTGTGTTCCCGGGATTACCAATGTCCACCAAAGTTATAATACAAAAGTTGTGCATGATGTTTACAAGGTATTTACAAAAGACGAAAGGGTGAACAAATAAATGCTCACCCTTTCTAATTGCTTGAACTAAATCAAACGTAATAAATTACGCTTGGTCTATAGTAGTTACCGCTGTGATATCTACGTCAGCAAAGTACTCTTGTGCTGTTGTGCTTGGAGTACCAGTACCTTGTACTACTACTGTGATAGCCGCATCACCAACTGCACCTTTCATGCCCACTACTGTGAAAGCATCAGATTGTGCGTTAGCGTCAACAAGTGAATTACCTGCCGCGATTCCTTCTAAGAAACCATCAAGTTTTGCTTGAGTGAAGTTTCCACCACCGTTTAAGTCAACAGTACAGATGTGTGTTTTACCACCTAGACCATTGCCTGCTTTTGCTACTGCGTTATTTGTTATTGTTGCCATTGTTTTTCTCCTTTTTTCTCTTCGTTAATGGCGAGTCACCGCTCCGGTGACACGTTGCAATTATTTATGGTAAACCATGGTAATTTATGCTGTATTATAATGATTTTAACCAAACTTCATCACTTCTGGTACGTTTTTTGATTTTATAACCCAGTTTTTTTAATATGTCTTCTGCTACTCGCACCACGTGTGGTCTTTTTGCTCTTTTCATTTCTATGTTGATCACAGGACTGTTGTTGGCAACAGTTTCCACAGCACCTTTCATCAACAGGTCTTCATATCCGTCCACATCTATCTTTATGAAATCGATGTTGGTCAGTTCAAAACTGTCCAGGGTCTTGATGTGTATGCTACCAGGGGTACGATCAAGCATTTGGTGTAGTGGTTCGTGGAAAGTGGCCGTGCTCTCAACATCTCCCAATCCAACTTCATGCAAAACGGCATTTTGGTCATGAGGTATGTTCTTTTTCCAACATTCCACAAATATCGGGTTGGGTTCAAAACAGTGTACTATCTCAAAATCTTTCATTAGGTTTCGTGTCCACATACCCACATTGGCTCCTGCGTCTATGCATCCTCTCCAACTTTTGATGTGTGAGTAGGCTTCTCTTCTCAGTTCAGATTGTCCATCACCGGCATCCTTGACGAAGGTGGGTTGGGTATGTTGACCATTGTATGCCACCCAAAAGTCTTTGCCGGTCGGATACACATTATCTTTTTGAAGGCAGTTGGAGCAGTCGCAATGATCACAATTCCCACAGTTGGCACAAACATTTCCACAGTGTGTATCACAAGCACATCTAAAACATTTTGCTTTTTTCATTTAATCTCTGCCCATGTAATCATCTTCCCATGCCTGATGATGTGACTTGGTGTGATATCTTTTATGATTTATTTCTTTCAATCCTTCCAGCATGGCTTCATGCATACTGATATTGATTTTATATAGCACGGGTGCTCCTTTGTACCAACGCCAGGTGGTTTCTTTTTCCATGTAATCGGTGAGCCAAACATACGATCCGTTTTTTAAACGTGTTGGTATCCATGCAAACTTTTTGTTGTAATAGTTTTCCGGGGGACCTAATATTGCACCTATGTGTTTCATTGTGCCAGCAGTTGTTTTATCTTTTTTGTTATATCTGTGGCGTGTAATTTATTTTGTAATAGTTTTGCCATTCTGTGATTGACATTGTTCTTATCTGTTTTTTTGAGATTTGAATAATCACTGATGCTTCTACGTAGGTTTTTGTATTCGATATTGCTGATGTTGAGTGTGTTTTCTAATTTTGTGAGGAAGTCATAATCATCAGACAATTTCCTTAGGTAACGTTTCACAGCCAGTGTCGGCAAGGTGGACCTCTGCCTCAACGCCTCTGCCTGTTTTGGATTTTTCAATTTCTTGACTATGTCTTCTTTACCGTCCACGACCGATAGCATATTGTATAAATCATTTCCTGATGTTCTCACAATTTTAAAATCACCATACGTCAGTGTGCTTTGAGCATACATTTTTGCCCACTGTTTTCCTTCGTTGTTGATATTTTTTAGTAGAGACAAACCCAAAAATGTTAGATATATACGCTCTTGTATATCTTGGAACGTGAAGCGTTGTAGGTCGTTTTGTCTTCGAACCACTCTTGCTTCAGATACATACTGTATGAAGGGCATTAACATAGAAATATTTACCGTAAAATGGAACACAACTTAATATTAACTGATATACTCAAGACTGGAAACCATCAGCAGTTACAATCTTTTATCGATATGCATTCGTTGAATGATCAAACATTTGAATGCACCGGTGATTGGTACTCCATACCCTCTTATGATTTAAAAAAGTATAAAAGAAAGTTTGCTGTGATAGATCATCGAATGGGAAACTACAAATTATGGGAAAATGATTTTTATTGGAAAGACTTATACGATCGAATCGAATATCTTGTCAAAAACAAGTTTGTTATGATAATTTCAAATCCCTGGGAGTCCAAGCACACAATCATAAAGCAATTAAGAAAAATCGTCATAGAAGAAAACAGATATACCTACTGGACCGGGGGATCAAGTTGGTTTTGGTGGATGATGTTTGAAAGGTACAAAGATCAGAAATTTGACATAGATCATTCAAAAAAAATATTTGATTTTTTTTATCTAAACAAACAGGAAAGACCTCACAGGATAAAACTGTTTAAAAAGTTACAGTCAGAGGGATTATTGGCCGATAGTTTGTACAGTTTCCTTAGCGAAAACAAAAACTTAGATCCAAAATATGAATTACCATGGGTCGATGTCAACAATTATCCAAAGTACGGAAAAGATAGAGACATCTATGAACTTCCGTACAATCATTCTTCCTACAATATAGTTTCGGAAACACACGACTTTGGCGAGACATTCATAACAGAAAAAATATGGAAACCCATATTAATGAAACAGATATTCATAGTACACAGCAAACCAAATTATCTACAGGAGTTAAATGAGATGGGATTTAAAACTTTCAGTACCTTGTTCGACGAGAGTTATGATAAGGAAAATGACAGTGATAAAAGAATTGATGCCATTGTTAAGTTGTGTAAGTTTTTGAAAGATCAGAAAGCCGAAGAGTTATACAAAGAGTCAACACTTATCAGAGACCACAATTCAAAACATTTTTTTAATAGGTCTGCTCTACAGAATGAAATAAACAAAACCTTATTGGGTTTTATCAAATTTTTTGATGGCACTCAAGTTTCTTCTTGAGAATGTGAGCCTGTCCACTAATTTGACTGCACCACCGTCTGATCCAACAGCAACAAAACCTTCCGGGTCTGTGACTTCCAGACCATTCTCAGTCTGAGCAAATGTGCCAACCTGCATGGCTTGGTTCATTTTTTGGAGTGCTTCTGCTTTTAGTATTTGTACTTGTTTGTAAAAAGTCAGCATAGCCTGTAATGGTTTTTTTATTGTATTCATAAATGCCGGCATCTGTTTCATTTTTTGTTGTCTTAGTTGAATGGCCTTTTGTGCTTTTAGTCCAGCCATTTGTTGATTCATTCTTGCAATATAGAATTCTTGAAAACCTTTTAGAAATTGATTGACGTTATCAGGCAAACGTCCTTGTTTGACTTCTGAGTTTATAAACATCTGGAACATCGGAACGAACTCTTTGTTGGTTGACAACATGGCTGATAAATTTTGTGGAATGTTTGACAACAGTTTTTTTAGTGTTTGGATACCACTGGCAAAACTTTTAGATTCAGATGCTGTAAAAGTAGCCGAGCCCGAAACATTTTTATAAGTGGCATTGTCATACCATACATCGTTTGTTTTAACGAACGAAGATATATCTGCGCCTGCTTGGGCGTTCATTTCTCCCAATGATTCTCCTGTGTATGTTGTGTGAAAAATAATTCCCACTTTTGCTTCTGATATTGTTTTGCCTATTTCGGAATTTTCGGGAACAGCATAAACAATTTCGTTGGGTTTGAATGTGATAAAGTTTTCTCCGTTGATCTTTTGTCTCACAAGATCGTTGTCGGTAAACATCATATCTCCCTGTACAACTCCTTGTATGTTCAATTTGGACAAATGTACCAAACATTTTAATAGTTTCTCTCCCAAATCTCCAGTTCCGTGATTTGTTGCGATATCTTTTTTGGTATAATTTATTTTTGGTGATTTGGCAAATACTGATTTGGTACCAACGAAAAATTTTCCATTTGCAGGATTGATGCCACAAATAACAGCAGGAGCACCATCCCATTTCACTGACATCTGTAATGCTGTTGAACTCTGGCCTTTCAGCATATTATATATGTCAGTGAAATAGCCGACTACTGCTTCACCTCCTTGATATCCGGATGTGAGGATAATATCTTCAATGTGCTCTAGGTGTGTTCTTTTGAACTCTCTAAGGACTTCTTCAATTAACATTAGTCGTCCTCTTCTTGTAATTCACCCTCTTTGATAGTTAAAGACTTCTTGACTTCTTTTAGATCTTTTAGTTTGTTGACACCTCTTGTAAACTTATTAGCATCGAGGTTCTTTATCGACGAATTAAACTTTTTTTCTAGGATGTAAGCAGTCTCCGGGGTAAAATTTTCTCTTATGAAATATATCAAATTTATGGCAGAGTCGATGATATGCGATGCTCTAGACTCCACAAAATGCTCAGATTCATCCTTGTTAATTCTTACTGAACTTAATTCTTCGAGGATACTTTTTGTTCTTCTTTTCATAATTTTAATATATTAACACATTTTTGCTTGTTGTCTATATATTTAACTGATATCTACTTTATTTGTGCCTCTAAATTTTTAATTTTTTGTGAAAGTTCTACAACAATCTGTTTATAATCTGCTATTTGAACTTCTAGATTACCTATCTGTGCCGATAATAATTTAATTTGTATTTGTAATTCTTCATTGGTCAATGTGTATTCTTCAATTTTGTTTTTGTGTTTGATTTCTAAAGCCATGTTAGCCTCTCCATCTTTCTTTGTTGATGTCTTTCCACTCTTTTTTTAATTTGATTTGCATATAGGCTTTTCTTTTTTCTAACTCACTGGAAAGATCTTTGTACAATCGAAGATATTGTGGATGCATTCCTTCCCTGGCTCCTGCCTTGATTCTGGGTTCGTTGTCCTTGTGTGCCAGACTGGCTATGCTGGTACCACCCAACTTGATGGTCTCGTCTTCGAGTGCTTTTTGTAGTAGACTGTAAATATGTCTGCCTCTGAATTCATCCGCTGTGAAAATTAACACAATCCATCCTTGCTTATTCCATGGATGGTATTCATACACAACTCCTCCCATGGGTCGTCCATCCTTGTTCTCTGCAAATATGACCTTGTGATCGGACTTTATGAGTCCCGATGGATTCATTGCCCATCCTTTCTCCATCATGAAGGCTATTGATTTTTCATATATCGTGTAAAGTTCTTTGTTTTGTACGAAACAATCAGAATGCCATATCGAAACAGGTTCTCCTGTTTTGTCTACTGTGTCCTCAATTTTGTACTTCATGTAATAATACTAATATAATATTGACTTGTTGTCAAATTGCTTTTATAATAAGTATGTATATGATAAAATATCGACTTATCTGTGATTTGGATCACGAGTTTGACGGTTGGTTTCCAAATAGTAAAGAATTTACCAAACAAAAGAAAAAAGGACAACTGCTTTGTCCTGTGTGCGACAGTCCCCATGTCAATAAAGCCATCATGGCGCCTAATGTCAAGAAAACAAAAACAAGATCGGGATCTAAGAAAGAAAGACTACAACAAATGAGAGAAGAATCTGTGTCTTCTGAACAAATGATGCCGGCTTCACAGGCTTCCAATGTACTGAGACGTATTGGCAAATACATTACCAAAAATTTTGAGAACGTGGGCAATAGATTCTACGAGGAAGCCATCAAATGTGATCAAGGTAAAAGAAATGATCAATTTTTTGGCACAGCCACAGAAGAAGAAACAAACAAATTGCTAGACAAAGGCATAGATTTATTTCATGTGCCCAAAGTCAAAGACAATTAATTCCATTTTTACAGCCTTTTTTAAAGGTTGACCAAAACAACTTTTTAGTGTAAAATATATTTTAATATGATGTTGAAAATAAATTCTTCATCTAAATTAACAGAAAGAGGCAACTATGTTTTTTAATCTATTTGGTAAAAAAACAACCTCTTCTAAAACTACAAAGGAAGAGAAAATGGCAAAAAGCACACAATACGTTGTATACACTAGAGAGTTCAAATCAAGAGCTAAACAAATCGGTGTATTTGCGGAGCCGGCTAAGGCTTACACAGTGGACGGTTCAGTTCATGGTGGTAAAATCAAGTTCAAAAACCTAGCAGTTAAAAACACTGCAAGAAAAACAGCGACTAACAAGTTGTTATCTAAAGGTATTGACTTTAATGTTAATGTATTAGGAGTTGCTCCTCAATCATCAGCATTAGAAATGAAATCAAACATTATTTCATTACTTAAAAAGTCTGGAAGAAAAGTAATTAACTTTTCTGCATAATCTAATCATTTAGATTTAGTTGTTAAAGGGCGGTACAGAAATGTGTCGCCCTTTTTTTGTGACTTTAAAATAGATGAGGAGCGTCGTGTGTGATTTTCGTTGGGTGATTGAACCACGAACCTCGATCTGTCAACATCTGTTTGGTATCTTTCCAGCAGTCGGCCCAGGGTTTTTCATTGGGATTTTCAGGCACACCAAAATCAATTGTCCAGTGTAATGAATAATTGTCAATCAACTTCTGTTCAAATCTATGACAGTATTTGTAACTTGCCAGTGCCTCTGGAGTAAAAAAATAATCCAATGCTTCCTCGACTGTTTTGAAATGTATCCTGCAAACTCTGCCTTCGAATATGAAACTTTTTCTGTGTGGGGAATAGATCTTACTCATCTTGTTGAAAGTTCCAAACTTTCTCATTACCGTTTTACTGGGTAGTCTCGCCATAATAAATCACGTTGTCTGCTTTGGGGTATGTCCTCCATGGATCGAAGATAATCACTTTGTCGTCTGTTGTGAATTGATCTGACTCATGCACTCTCACAATTACTTCCACAGGATTATCAAATCCGTTAACCAACTGTCCTCCGTGCTTATTTACATAATGTTGTACCAAAATACTGTATGATCCATCAGTGAGATTTGTTCCGGGTTTGTAACTGTCGGAAGTGAAATGTATATTGTTTCCATACTTCAATATTTCCAATGCCATGTTTTCCGCCTGACGTTCACGAGCAGTCATCACAGCATCAAAAAGATCATAACCCAATTTCAGTTCTTTGGATAACCATCTCAGGGCGATGTTGTCTCTGGGATGACAGGCTCCACCATCTCCCATGCCTGCTTTCATGTACTTTGAACTTATTATACGTTTGGTGCTGTTGGCCAATGCTGTGGTCACTCTATCAACATTGGTGTTGCCCAACTTCTGTGCCACGTCTTGTATCATGTTGACCAGAGCGATCTTTGTGGATATGAATGTGTTGTAGAATATCTTTATGGCTTCCGCTTCTTCCCATGTACCTGTTTCTATCCTGGGAAAATATCCCAAAACTTTTTGATAAAAATTGATCAGGGTGTTTGCTTCCTCTGTCATGCTACCATTCTTGGTACCCACTATCAACATCTCTGGAGATAGGAAATCTGCTTTCACTGTTCCCATGGCGATCAAATAAGGATTATATACAAAGCGAGTGTTTTTTATCAAAGGATCAAACTCTCTGCGAGTGGTTCCAGGCAACACCGTTGATATCAATACCAGTATCTGATCTTTGTTCATGTGTTGATCACATTGTTTCAGAACTTCTATCACGGCGTCGTAATTGAAGTCACGTGGCTCTAGATGACTGGTTGGATTCCTTCCATCATAGCCTTCTGTGTGTGGAGTGGGTGTGGCCACGAACACTATGTCCTGCCCTTCCACTGCTTCTCTGATGTTAGACTTTATATCAATGTATTCACTGACTTTTGGCACTATGTCATAGCCACTCACTGTGGCACCACGTTCGGCCATGGCTTCCGCACAAGGCATACCCAATTTACCAAGTCCTACAAATCCTATAAGCATACAGTTAATTATGGCTCGCTATTAGGTTTTGTATAGCAGTTTGGCTCGCTATTAGGTTCTTAATTTTTTGATGTTAAGCGGAGTAATCAGGCAAAGGGCCGCCATATTTCTTGCCCTTGATTCTTTTATTGGCAACCTTGATGGTTCTTCCTTTGACTTTTTGTTTCCTAGCACCGGTTCTTTTTCGTTTACCTTGTGATTTACAAGATGACACCCATGATGCAGGCAGTGATGATGTGGGTTTGGAACACACGCCACGTGGTGCGGGTCCTATGTTGTCTTTGAGTTGTATCACTTCAAATATTCGCATATGTGTATTTAACCGTCTAAAGTTGATCTTATATCATTGTTACAATAGAGCAAGATCAACTTTGTCATTGTCATGTAATAGTGTCAGTTTTAGAACAGTTCAGCGGTTAAGTTATAACCCATAAGCGATTAAGTTATAAGAGTGTTTAAGTTCTTAAGCGGATTGTAAGGTGTGTAAGATCCATAAATAGTGTCATAATGAGAATCAACGAAATCGTCCAAATCAAATCTTCTAGTGCCATAACCGAATCAAAGGCACAAGATATTGTGGCACAAGATATAGTACCATCATCAGACCAATCGGCCATAGCAGAAGGCATAGGTCAAATCCTCCGAAGAACCAAAGGCAAGGGTTTGAAAAGGGGTTTTAGATGTATAGCAGGTCCTAGGAAAGGTCGTATCGTGGCCAACCAGGATACCTGTTCCGCACCTTTGAAACCAAAAACAGGTGCCAAGATTTCACAGAAACGATTGGCCAAAGCCAAGCAGACCGCCCAGAAGAGAGCAAGAACAATGAAGTCAGGTGGAGCATCCACTAGATTGAAAAACATACAGATCGGGCAAAGGAAGACCGGAACTGCCAAAATGAAAAAAGGCAAGAAGTTGAAAAAAGGTAAGGGTCTCGCCTCTAAAAAGAAATTACAGAAGTCTAAAATAGTTAAGCCTAAATAATCTATCTACCAATTTTCCTAATGGTATCCTTGATTATCTGATATGATTCCTCGTGTATCGAATCACCCCAAGTGCCTTGTTCGGTCTTGATTATGGCCTTGTCCGCAAGTACCACAGCATTCCAAACGGTATTTGAATCCACCGTGCCCGTGTTTGACACAGATGCCACCAGCATCATCACTCCGCCTATCAATCCTTCCATGCTCATCTAAATTTCATCTCCAAATTACCTAGATATGATTGGCACCAATCTTCCAACTCATTGGCGAAACCGATGTATTCTTCATAACCAAATCCCAATTTGGATGCTTCTTTTTTGAATTTATGTGAGAATGATCTAGGTCCCATCAAAGCATCGTCTCCGTTCCAAGAGCAGACCCCTTCAATGAAATTGCCTTGGGTGTATCCATCTATGAATTCTTCATACAAGGTTTCCAAAGATTTGACCATTTGTCCGTTTTTTGTTTCCAAATATATCATAATGTCATTATAACACGGAACCAAATACGGTCAACCTGGTAAAGTTATATTATTAATATATAAAGCCGAACAAAAAACTTCCATTTTATGCGAGTTATTAGTCAGGTTGACCATAATACCATCCATGTTATAATGAAAGAGTAATTTTTAAAACAGGAGGTGTAATGATTACAGAAGACAATAAAACTTTATTAAAATTTAATGCAGAAGGCATAAGTCCTGCAGATATGTTCTTGAATGCAAGAACACAGGCTATCAAGGCAGTTGATGAATTCATGAAAGACAGAGAGGAACCAATGTATTGTGGTTTCGCTAATGTTTCTATTCATCCTGCTAGAGGTAAATTTGTTAATTTCATGAAGAAAGCCGGTGTTGGAGATAATGGATATAGAGGTGGATACAGAATATCATATTATGATATCATGCCTCAGGATCACAGATGGAGACATACTCAATCGATGAGCATAAAAGAAATAGCCTGTGATGCCTTTGCTAATGAACTTGAAAAATATGGAATGAGGGTTTATTCAGAAAGTAGAGCGGACTAATTGGTAAAAAAATCCAAAAAGCAGATGGTGGTCGGATACGAGAACATAGATTTGTCTCCATGGTCCGGCCCACCATACAATTATTCAGTCAAGGTAAACGGAAAATTCAAAAGGATGATGGGTTTTGACGAGGAACATATCAGGAATCAATTGGCTCCAAGAAAACCCAAAATAATAAAGAGGATAAAAGATGATCAGTAGAGCGATAGCGAATGAGGGTATCCCACTCAAGATACAGACCGAGTGGACCGACAACGATTATTGGAATAGAAAGTATGAGGATTCCGACGAACTGGAGTGTGTGAATGTGGCAGGGTGGTTGGTCAGGATCAACGGCCAGAAATATCCCAGGGGTCACACCGATGGCGATGGATCACCCGATTGGACATACAGATATACCTCGCCCAACACCGAAGAGGGCAGGAGAACAGCCATAGAACGGGCACTCAAAGAGGCAAGGTTGACCGTATGGTAATCTATTATATAATCAAATTAACAAAGGAGATGATATGAGTAAATCAGTGGCACCGGTCTTACCATTCGAATGTGTGGTGGGAGACAAACCGGAAACGATAAAAAATCCATACTCGGGTCAGGAAGTTGAACTATCACCCGATGCGGTGGCAGTCTATGACACCATCAAGGGTGCGGAGATGTTGGGCAATTATGACCACATGGAAAAAGGCATCGCCTGGTTCCAAAAATACTATCCCAAAGAGTATATGGTACTATTGGACTAGGAGGCATATGGAAATCATGACAGACGATAAAAAAAGACAGATAAGAGAGTTGATCAGGCAGAAGATTTCTTTGGAGGATCAAATTCAATTTGAAACAAGATCTGAAAAAATAAAGAAGTTGGAAGACGATCTGTATGAGGTCAAAGACACACTGGACAAGATAACCAACGGTGTTTGGTTTGAGGATGTGTCTGAACACGAATTACAAAAAGAAAGAGAAAGCATCAATTAAACAAGGTACACACCTTGGATACGATTGTAATTGCCTAAATCTTTCAGTAATTGATCTTGGTCACCATCATAGTCTAATTTTGAAATGGGTATGGATCCCATGACCAATCTAGGATCATCAGCATCAAATCCTTTTGATATGAAATAGTTGCTATTCTGATTGTAGAAAGATCGACAACGAGTTTCTACCTCATTTATCTTTTCCTGTGATTCAGTTTGAAATCTCAAATGGAAGTCGGCCGAGTAGTAAGTGGGTGGAACAAAATCCAAATGGTGATCATCGTCGTCGTAGGCCAATGATCTGATGTCCTTGCCCACATCAGCATAGAGCGAATACATATAGCCAAAACGATGTCCTGTTTCAAACAGAGCATAGTCTTCCGGATCAAATGTTTTGATCTTGGGAGTGTCATACCAACACACCTTGATCCTGGGTGTTGGATTGCCGTTCCTGTATCCTTCCAGCCTGTGAATGTAATTGTTTAGGTCTGACCATATGGGTCTCAATTCTTTTGGTTTGTCATTCCACCATGGATCCGAAAGCCAGGAATCTATCTTGCCATGATACTTTTCAAAAAAACTATGTAGGTAGTTCAATGTATTTTGGTCCGTGATGTCTCGGATCTTCCTGTCTATGAGATCAGGTACCAATTGATTAATTTGATCCACTCGTTCGTTGATGATCGATATGGTCTTTTCCGCGGTCCATTCTGAATTCAATCCATAGAACTGATCACGGGTGGATATGTCATCACCTCGGCTCTGTGAAAAACGATAACGATCTATCCATTTTGATACAAAAGAGTTATCCAAAAAATTATAGTTTAAATCGTATGTGTCATTATGATCATTATTTTTATCAAGTCTCACTATCAAATCAGGCATACTGTAATTATTTCTATATATTTCACACCAAAAATAATTAAAAAACTCCCATTCTATGCGACTTTTTGCCAGGTTGACCATATTACCATCCATGCTATACTGAATTATAAACATTAATAGGAGGTGTTAAGAATATGTATATAAAACTAAACAAAATGATCCAAGACATCTACACTTTGAACACGGATGAATTGAATCAAGTTATAGATGCGGTGAAATTGAGAAGAAATCAATTACACTCATTGGATGCTCGTTCATTGAAAGTTGGTGACAGGGTGTCTTTCCAAGGCAGATACGGCAGAACAGAAAAAGGTACTGTTGAAAAGATCAAGATCAAATATGTGTTGGTAAGAACTGATAGTGGAACTAGATGGAATGTACCTGGTTCTCACTTAACGCCAATCAAAACCAAGGAGGCGATCAATGCCTAATTGGTGCGATAATCAAGTCACTATCACGGGGCCAAACTCCGTGATAGACAAGATCGAGAAGATAGTAAAGGAAGAAAAAGATAGTGGTGGACTTCTAGACTTCTTCCATCCAATGCCTGAGGAGTTGAGAAACACGACGGCGGATGGTTCAGAAAACAAGAAGTTGAAGGCCAAGTATGGCTACTCAGACTGGTACAGTTGGGCCTGCGATAATTGGAGCACCAAGTGGGACGTCAATGAGTTCTATGGAGTGGACAGACAGTATCTATCAGAACAGAGTGAGGGTGAATCTACTATTTCGTTCGCATTCAGTTCGGCCTGGTCACCACCCATCGGTGCTTATGAATGCTTCTTGGCCAAGAACGAGGAGTGTTCTTTGGAGGCCAAATACCACGAGCCTGGTTGCGACTTCATGGGCATCTGGGACAACGGAGATGACAGGTGCTATACCGTATCAGACTCGGCACCGGAAGGCTCCAAGGACGAGTTCTGGCAGTCAGGTGATGGTGCGGAGTTGGATGATTCATTCGGCATCACGGAATCAATGGCGGACTGGGAGGCTGAACAGGAAGCCGAGAAGGAAGACGTCCATGAGTATGTGAAAGGCAATGCGATCAACATAGGTGAGGAGGCATAATGGGAACTAGATTGACAGATATCATAATGGATAGACACGAGGATCACTTATACGAAGACAATCGTGCTATGAAACTGACACCTTATGTGATGGCGGAGAGATGCCTACAGGCGGAGTTCGCGGGCATCATGTCAGATTATCGTGAGGGTGATTACTCCACACTGACCCACATCTTGGAAGGTGGCTTCAAGGGTTTCCATAACATGGAACCGAGCGAGCTGATAGAGGAATACAAACAGATAGAGGATAGATGGTACGAACTGTATGAGTCGGCGTCGTTGGACTTTGAACCATACCAAGAAGATCCTATCCACGAACTTGAAAAGGAGAAGGTATAATGCCAGAAAAATATTTTCCATTGAAAGATGAGGCCTGGGAGGACGAGTTGTTCGACGAGATCCAGAAAGGCGATAAAGTATGGTACAAGAACCCACACGGACAGGTCTGCCACGGCAAGGCTGTGATGATAGGCCCAATGGGTTGGGTCATCAATATAGGTGATGGTGTACCCATGGTGGTCAACGAAGGCCACAATTACCTGGGTCATACACCTGCGAAGAACAGGCAACCGGACCACCTGGGACATTTCTTAAACGGATAACAAGGAGAGACTATGGTGAAGAAAAAGAAAAAGGTGACACCCAAGAAGACCAAAAAGGCTGTAAAGAAAACAGCCAAGAAGATCAAGGAACAGAAGCGATTGATAAAAGCAATCAAGACACCGGAAAGGTATTTCAAGTTGGACTTTGGTAGGTACGGAGGAGAAGTGGCAATGGGTTCGATAACCAAGGAGCAATTTGACTTCTGGGAAGGCAAGGATGACGATCTGGCACAATACCTAAACGACAGAGGATTTGATCCAGCAGAAGCCAATGAGAAATATGGTGTGCCTGAAAATGCAAGATTTGATAAGGAGTTCTACGAGTACGAGGACATCTGCCATATGAGCGGACCGGAGTTCTCTGATGGTCAGTATGTGACGATAACGGAGACGGACAAGGACGGCAATGCCCTACGAGACGACGATGGTGGGTTCGTTGAGGATCAACAGGTCGACATGGAGAAGTTCAAGAAACTTGGTGTCAAGGTCAATTGTTTGGCAGAACACCATTCCGGATCTGACTCTTGCAAGGACAAGTATTACCTGTTCGGCCAGTATTTCAACAAAGGTGGTTGGGGTACCGAAGGCGTTATCAAGACCGGACCAGATGGTTTTGACTTCAAGAGAATGAAGATAGCCTATGAAAATTGTGATGGATTCAAGTGTTTCAATGAGATCGAGTATGATGGTGAAATTCATTACCTTCAAGAAGATAGCACCGGTAAGTCATCGAGTTTCTATGTGATGGAGGGCGACGACGTCTAATGGACAGTTTAGTTAAATTTTGTCTGCCCGTAGATATACAGGTATGGTTGAAACAGTACAAGGCACCAGCAGGTGAGAGGGCGTTCGCCAAGGACATACCCAACAGGTGGTATGATCACCAGATGGCCAACCGGTTGGCAAAGATCATCAAGATCAGACGGAAGTACAGGGGATCATCCTCGGTGTACTACAGGAGACCAACTGCCTACTGCCATAAGCAATGGGCGGACAGGTTCGCATTATATGAGAGAACCGATGATTAAGCCTTACCAACCCCTGGCGTGGACAGGAACAGTCATACTGATCATGGCGGCCACACTGGCGGCATTCAACTTGTATCCTTGGTATGTGTATCTGTTCTGTGTGGCAAATGGCATATGGGTGGTAATAGGCATACTTTGGAGAGAGAACTCTTTGATCGTTCTGAATGCTGGTCTAACTCTGATCTATGTGGCAGGTTTGATATTTGGATGAAAAAACCCTTAGAAAATATGATTTTTTTAAAAGATACTAGATGTAGTATCGTCAATGGAGAAGTGGCACAACATATAGTATCTTTAAGCAAGATCACTAGGTTGACGCTATTACCATCCATGCTATACTGAATTATGAACAAAGGAGAGGTGAAAATGTATAAAAGAGACGATTACTATTATTCTAGAATCCAGCCTATTTTATTGATGAAGGAGATGGATAAGAACTACCAAGTAGAAACAGACTTGGTTAGATCTATAATGAAGGAATGTATCTCAGAAATGATTGTGAGAACTAGACACGAATTGGCAGTTGCCAACGAATGCTTATGGTCACTTAATGACAGAGATGAGGAATATGGATTTTCTCACTCGGACAGGGTACACGAGATCCGAAACATAATTGAAACAACGGATTTTGAAAGAAAATTCCTACAAGCGGAAACAGAGTTGGTGACAATCAACCGGCTTACAGAGTGTCCTAAGAACGACACGGTAAGACAATATATGAAAATGAATGACAAACTAGCAGAAGGGATGGTGGCATAATGGCGACTAGAGCGAGGATAGGTATAAAACAGAAGAGCGGAAGGATCATAGCATCTTACCAGCATTGGGACGGCTACCCGGGGGGACTAGGATACAACCTATGTGAAAATTGGGAAGATCCAAAGAAGGTGACAGATGCAATCAAACTAGGTGACTCATCCAAGTGGGGAGTGATCATAGGTGAGAAGCACGATTTCGATAAGGACAGACACGGTTCGGACTTTGAGCATATGAATTGTTATTATGGCAGAGACCGGGGGGAGAAGGATTGTGGCTACAAGGTCTACAAGGATGAAGCCGAATACATCAAGAACGGTTTTAGATCAGGAGAACAGTATGTGTACCTACTAAAGGACACGGGCGACAAGGACTATCTCGGCAAACCGAAGTTCACTTGGTACTATGTGGAGAGCAGATACACTTCAGAAGGCAAGGAAGTGATAGATGATGCTTTCAAGCCTTTGGAAAAATATGCGATATTAGAACATATTGATATCTTGAAAAGAGTTTTAGAGATGAGAGAAGAAAGGAAGGTGGCATAGGTGGTCAGGATTGATTGGAGATATATTGACGAGAGAGGCGACTACAAGGCGGACAGTTCCAAGAACAGAGGGTTCAGCCTTGTGGAAGTTTATGAACAATATGATGTGAAGACGGTGCTGAAGGAGTTCTACGAAAGCATGAAGGAGCCAGTTCAAATTATCAACATAAGAAGAGAGGAGATATAGATGACAAGTGAATATGATGAAGTGAAAAACATATTGATCAAACACGATGCTCTAGGTGGGGATCTAGACGATCTAGCCGATGTTGGAGGACCGTTGTATGATGATCTATATGATTACTATGTGGGATCAGGAGAGATGCCATATGGTACGGCCAAGGCCAGAGACGGAGATCCCCAAGTGTGGATAGCCGATAGGCTTTATGACCTAGGTTTAGTGACAGATCACGAAACTCCAGAGACAGAGATAGTGGCTGATGCTAGAGATCATCATCTTATCAATCAAAATTTCAAAAAGATGGTTGGAAAATAAAATGACTGATAAAACTAAAAAACATTATTTCCAAGTCGCTGACATAGGAAATTGGGATCTGGATGAGGACAGGAGCATTGTTCCGAGCATAAAATCAATCCTTTCAGGAGAGGGCATTGATTGTGTGGTGGATGGTGACGAGATGAACTCGGCCGGTTTCGAGGTTTGGACCTACAAAGACAGAGGCATCATTGAAAAAGCATTGGAGGAGAACGGAGTGGATCTAGAACAATGACACTTGAATCAGGATTGGGATTGTTCGCCCTGGGAATGATATTGACCGTAGGAGGTTTTTTTATCGCCCTCAAAATTTTACCAAAATATTTCGATGATGAAGGAAAAAAACCAGAAAAACTTTGGTGGGAGGAAAAGGATTAAAGAATTCCGTAGGGAATACAACCAGCAAGGACTCATATTTTACACCTCACCTTGCTGGTTGCTAATTATAGATTGATATGGAAATAAACGAAGGAGCATTTAATTTTCTAAAACGACTCCTACAAGGGTCAAGCCTGACCTTGGCCATCATTTACACCATAGGACACATCTGTATCGCAATGGCTGTGGTAAGTGTGATGACCGGAGCCAGTCTATGGCAGTCGGGAGCAGTGGCCTTGGTAGAACCCACGATCAACGGTGTTTGGTTTTATGTATTACATTCGATCTATAAAAAAATAACCAAATAATTTCCAAAAAACATAGGTTTTTTAGAAAGATACTAGATGTAGTATCGGACTCGGAAGGGTGGCACTAGATATAGTATCTTTTAGTAAGATCACCAGGTTGACCGTATTTGGTTCCATGTTATACTGAATTATACATTTAAACAGGAGGTGTAAAAAATGTTAAACAAAATTGATTATACAAATAAACACGGTATCATGGTAGGATACATTGACGCTTCGTCAAATGTGGTTGCCATCGAGACAGGTTGGAATATCAGTTATACGGCTATGGCTCAGATACTTTTGAACAAATATCCAACCAAAGAAGATGCCATTAAAGCGGTGGACTCACCTGCTCTAATGCCAACTTTCCGAAAAGATGACTATTGGTATGTGGATGGATTTGGTGATGTTATCGAATCTAATCTTTCTTGGAACAAGGAAGAGATGAGAAAAAATGTTGGTCATTTATTCTTGTTCATGAAAGGTACTTGGCAATATTCGGATAATGGTATTGATTGGGAACCGGCAACAGAACTTTTGAAGGAGGTGGCTTAATGGTTAAATTGATCAACGATTGTAGATACAACGAAGACCAGATCAGAGACAATTGGTTTGGTACCAACGGTCACACAGGTGCCCATATTGATTCGGAAGGCGTGGTCAGATGGAATAGCAATGATCAGATACCATTTGAAGATATGCTCCATGACTTCAGAGAGTTGGGTTTGATCGATGAGGAGAGCCAACTTCACTCAAACCTTTTGAGGGAGAAAGAGACAGACGAGTTTTGGGAGGATTATTTCAACAAGACAGAGAAGGAGATGGCATGAATCCGATCAACAAGGTAGCGATCGAGATGCTGATGGCCTTGAGCCTGTCGTTTAGTTCTGACACAGGAATGAAACAGGTAGATCATGACGAGTTGGTCTGCCTAGCACAGAACATCTACTTCGAGGCAAGAGCGGAATCGTTGCAAGGTAAGATGGCTGTGGCCAATGTGACACAGAACAGAGTGGAGTCAAAGGATTTTCCAAATACCTATTGTGAAGTGGTCAAAGAAGGTCCACACAGGGAATCATGGAAGACACGAGGCAAGGATGTACCAGAATCTGAAAGAAAATTTTATCCTAGGAAACACAGATGCCAATTCAGTTGGTATTGTGATGGAGAGAAGGACACCATATGGGTTCAGTATATAGATGGAACTCCTATAGAACAGAACAAGACGGCTTGGCACGATGCGGTCAATGTGGCACTGGTCACTTTCACGGGCAAGATGCACGACAATACCGAGGGTGCCTTGTACTATTATGCTCATAATATCGTGTATCCACATTGGGCGTCAGAATTTAAAACCACAAAGGTGATTGGACTTCATACATTCATGAAGCCGGAATAGGAGGACAGATGATTGATATATCAATGGAACCAACTTTATGGCAATACCTAGCCATTGCCGTTATCGCTATGATATGGTTATGGTGGAGGTATGGTTAAGAATTTGTATAAAAGTCTAACAATTAACAAAGGAGAGAAATATGGACGACTTATATGATTTTATGTTTGACGCAGAGAGCGACGAGGCGGAGAAGCCTTGGATATGTGGCGAATGTAATATGGATGACATCGATGGAGAGAAGACCAAGTGTCCTAGATGTAAGGCACCAAGAACAGGTATGCATCAAGACGATGACGATGTAGAGTATGATGAGAACGGTGAGGCGATCGATACAGAATATTATGAGAAATATTACTAGGATCTCATTAATAATTTCATTATCTTTCATGACGGCCTGTGGATCCATTGGCGGGTTCATAGGCTCGGGAACGGCGGGGTATGAATCTTATAAATCTGTATCCTATGTGAAGAGTGCCGTTGATATAGGTTTGGCATCAAAGGATAAAAAAACCACAGATGATATGTTCCTGTCTTCCATAACCGGTTATGACTGTAAATTGAAACGACTACTGGATGGCGGGGTTGAGACCGTGTGTAAGAAGTGGATTCCGTTGTATGATTTCTCTGAAAAGAAAACAGACCGATGAAGGATGATTGTTTCTACAAGGTCAAGATAACCAAAGGCAAGAAAATTGATATCTGTCATTGGGGATATTTTCCATATAAGATGGTAATGGATGATGTGAAACAACTCTACAAGGATGGAGCCGACGCAGTGGAGTTGGAGATGATTACCAAAGATCAATTTGATAAAATGATAGAACCCTATACCAATCCTGAAAAATATACCAAAAAAAGAAAATGACACAAGATATTGTGAAAAAAATAGTTGATCTGACTAAAAAGTCGCATAGAATGGAAACTTTTAGGTGGTTGACGCATATTCGTTCCATGCTATACTGAATTATACATTTAATTAATATAGGAGGTGTTAAAATGTTAAACTCAATAGAAAAAAGAATTTTAGACTTTACAAGATTAACAGGTCTAACAGAAAGACATGAAATGGTTCATGGTACTTTGTATGTGACATTGGTACAACCGGAAGAGTTTGATCATTTCCACAGAGTTATCAGAACTTTTTACAAGGACAATATCAACCCAGCAGGTGGCGTGAATATGTATGCCCTAGGCGACGAATTCTGTTTTGATTTCGTTCCAGCAGACAGAGAGGCACCCGTGTTCATACACGAGGATGAAGACCAGGACGAGGAAGAAGAAATCAAATTGACAGAACAGGAAGAGGCAGAAGCAGAAATATTGATGGACCTGGAAAACGATGCGATGGAAGGCAGATAATATGAATAGATTAAATTGGATAGTTCGAGAAATCTACAAAGACGGTAAGAAAAATTTTAAATGGTTATTGAAGGGAGCAGGACTGGTGTTGGCAATGATACTGTTGATCAAGGTCTTGATCTACTTTGATGTGAGAGATTTGTTCTTACCAATCGTTGGATTGCTGGTTCCAATTGGTATGTTATGGCACTGGTATTCAATGAGTTATGATATGGAACAGAAGGATATTATCAATAAATTGAAAAAGGGAGGAAAATAATATGTCAGAGAGACAAGTATATTCAAAAGATAATCCACACAAGGACATCGGCAAACAGAAATTCAGAGTGAGAAAACACTACTCGGTCTGGGTGGAATATGATGTGGTGGCCGACAACAAGGATGAGGCTCAAGATGTGGTATTTGATCAAGGTGGTATTGAAAAGATCGAATGGAAAGACGGTTATCACAAAGACGAGCCCGTGGAAGTGTATGCCACAGATTGGGATTGGTCGGATCAGGATGATCAGGACTATAAAAAGTATAGAGGTCCATTAGTGAAAAAAGTCGCAGAGTGTGTTCCATACGAAGACTCCGACGGCATCTATTTTGATGATCCCAATTGGACCGAGAGTGAGTTCGAATGGCAGGTCGATGAGAACAAGGCATCCACAGAAGACAAAAAAGATAACATGGAGGTACCATTTTAATGTCGGACAGAAAATTTGAAATTGGAGACACGGTCAAACATATTGAACAAGATATAATTGGAGAAATCTTGAGAATTCATTATGACACCAACGAGATCGTTATCAAAGACTTGTACTCTGAATATGAGTCTCCGGACGATGAACTGGTGTATAGACCAAATGAACTTGAACTTTATAAAAACCAAATAGGAGGATAATATGGCAAAGATAAAGACACTTGTTTTGATATGTATGATTACATTATCTGGACAGGCAATGGCAGAACAGACCAAGACAGTGACCACAAAAGAATTTGCGGACACGATAGTGGCTGTACCGGGCAAGATATCTGAACATATCAAAAACGAATGGACAGACATCAAAGAATACCAAAAAACGAGTTGGGAATCGGGCAAGGAGCAGACAGCAAAAAATATTGCCACGATCAAGAAATTTTTTGGTAACCTAACAACAGGAAAAAAGAACAATGAAGAATAAGATATCTGAAAATTCTGGATTGGTTAATATGGCGATTAATCTCGCCATATTAGGTTTGTTGATTTACCTGGCCGTGGCCGTGAAAGACCTACAGAAAAGGGTCATATGGACGGAAGGTGAGATGAGACCTTTGATGGGTATGGTTGACTCAAATATAGATCTAGAATATAATATAAAGACATTTATGAACAATCTACTAAAAGAAGCAATCGCGGAACAGGAGAAATAATCTATTTGTCATGGGATTCATTCAGATACCACAACGGAAAAGAATTAGGATCAAATTGAGCAACACGAAAAGATTGAGAGAAGCAAGAGCCAAACACAAGGCATGGTTAGAGAAGAACAATCTCCATGACCTTAAACCCAAGGACACTTCAGGCGACTATGAACCTGAAAGGTTGGAGGACAGACAAGGAGTACCTTGCGGTGATAAGATCCCGGTCATGACTCCGGGTGTGGGCAGTAAAAGACAACCCATGACCTACTCCGGTAAAAGAAAATTAGTGGGTATCGCGACCATGCACAAGAGCAACCAGGTTCCGGTATTTGCCGACGATGATGATGTATCGGGCAGAAAAGCGGCCACAGAAATCTCACTCATGAAAGGAAATAAATGACAGCATATTCATCACACGATTGGAGAAAGAACACCGACGATGCCGTTGTAGTAGACGACACAGGTGACAAAAATTTAAAAGTAAATTCAAGCAGAGTGATCTTCACTAATCCAAAAACACTCAAAGAAGAAACAGTAGATGTTTCTAGGTTGGTAAGAGTTTTTGTGAACAATCGAGATGACCTAAAACGAAGTGTGAAATAATGGACGACAAACAGAAGACATTTAATTATCTCAAACACGGTTTTACCAAGGAAGATGTGTTTGTGAGGCTCACACCCAAGAACAAGAAAAGTATCACACAGATGATCCAACTCTACAATGTACCAGTGAATGAACCAGGACATAGATTTGTGGAAGTGAGAGAAACCTATCGTTGGGGTTATGGTTATATGGATGGGGACAACCTAGATTGGCCCAATTTGATACTGCCACAGAACGGTCAGACCTATTGTGATCCAACTGTGGGTCATGGAGCAGATCTAGATGATCTCTGTGCCGTGGACTTTGACTTTGATGGTGATTGGACCGATGAAGACATGGATGATTTTTCGAACAAATGGTACAACGGAGATCCAAACGACGATGACGGTAGATCAGGCATGAGTTGGGTCTATGATTACCAGGACACCTGGCAGATAGAGGATGAGCAATTGATCATCGACGGAGAAGTCCAGTATGACATCGTTGACAAGAAAGAGTATGGTAAAGTTTATGTGGAAGATTGGAAACCTATTGAAAATGAATAATTACCATCAGGTTGACGCTAGACAGACCTGTGTTATAATTAAGGAGTTAAAAAAAACTTTTATTGGGAGGTAAAATGCAAAACAAAGTTAGAGTAGAATTTATAATAAATTCACCCAAAGGTATGTTGTTTGACACGATCGAGTCCATATCATCGACCATGGCTCAATCATTGTGTGAGGCAAGATATCCTGGAATGAGAGTATCAATTAAAAACATAACATATCTTTAAATCAAAACGGGAGGTTAATTTGAAGAAATACATTAAAATAGAAGAAGGGTCCTACAGAAACATAGACCAATCAGGTAGAGTGTTTCCGTTGTTCAAGGACTATCAGAAACACAGCAACCGAGAGGGTGGCTTCGTCACAGTGACCACAACGGAACTGAACGGCTACGAAGGTTTGGACAAGGTCAGAGTAAATGTACCCAACATCCAATCTATCAAGATAGTGCCGGAGGGCGAGTATGTGAAGTTCAAAGAAGAACTGAATGATTCGGCTCAGACAGATCCAAAGCCTCAATCAGAAAGTGATGAACAAGCGATCAAAAGGATCGGAGATCGTTTTGCCATCTTGAATGAGATGACTGAGGCCATAGCACAGAAACAGATCAAAGGTATGATCGTTTCCGGACCTCCGGGTATCGGTAAGTCTTATGGTGTTGAAACTTCTTTGATGAAGTATTCCACATTCGATGACATAGCAGGAAACAAAAGAAAGTTTGAAGTTGTGAAGGGTGCCATGAGTGCCATAGGTCTGTATAAGAAGTTATACGAACACGCGGATCCGGGTCATGTGGTATGTTTTGATGACTGTGATGTTATCCTTTACGATGACCTAGCACTTAACCTATTGAAGGCCGCTCTGGACACAGGTAGGAAGAGAACTCTACAATGGGGCACGGAATCGAGATTCCTACACGCCGAGGGAGTTCCAAACACTTTTGACTTCAATGCTGGTATCATATTCATCACTAATGTCAAATTTGATAATGTCAAATCCAAGAAGTTGAGAGACCATTTAGAGGCATTACAATCAAGATGTCACTACCTGGATCTCACAATTGATTCCATGAGAGACAGGATGCTTCGTATCAAACAGATATGTCGTGAAGGTCTATTATCCAAATACTCGATGTCACAAGAGGTTGAGGATCAATTGGTCAATTTCATATTTGATAATCGTACAAGACTGAGAGAGATATCTTTGAGGATGGTATTGAAGATAGCAGATCTTTGGAAGATGGCTCCGGACAGGTACCAGCAGTTGGCTGAGCAGACCTGTATGAGAGCGGGGTCTTGATGAGAAATAAGAAACATAGATGCACCGTGTGTTCCGTGTCCTTCCAACACAAGGACAACGACACATTGGTGGGAATGTTGGGCATCATACCGGTTCAATTCTGTAAGAAGTGTTATCCCAGAGTGATGGCACAGAAAGAGGAGTTGTACCTAAATGATGTTCAACTGAAAGTGGTTTGATGATCAAGGCGTCCGTGATAATTGTTCTGTCAGTTTTTGTACTTTACCATTTATTGCCCATGTCGGTCTGGTTATTGTATTGGGTGGCCAACATGGTATGATGGATCCGGTATTCGCAGTGATCTTGGTATTGATCTTGTTGATAGGTCCATATTGGACCAACAGGTTTTAGGACTTCACTATCTTACACCTCCCTGTAAGTGAAGATGGGGTAGATTCTTCGGAGTCTACCCACATAAAAGGTGTAAAAAAGTTCCATTTTATGCGACTTTTTGGGTGGTTGACGGTATAGAGTTCCGTGTTATTATGATTATATAGGAGGTGTTAATGACACAATTAAAAAATACAAAAATAAATTTCGTATCCGCAGAAGACGGTAAATTGGTTTTCACTTACACAGAATTGGGTGTGAGAAAAGAAGTTGCTTCTGAGGATCCAAACATACTGGGCAGAATGCTGGCAGAGATAGGTGTTGAGGACACTTTGATGGCTTCTTCATCCATGGATTTCGCCAGTGAGTACGGTTTCAAGAGAGACGGTGATGCCAAAAAATTATTCAGAAAAGCGATCGCGGTTGAAGAACAGATGAACATCCTGTTGGACAATGTGACAAGAAAGGCGGTTGCCTAATGTCAAAGATCGGAGATAAAATGAGATACAATATCAACGACCACTTGACGGACAAGGAAGTGGACGAGTTGATGGACCTGTTTGACAAGATCAAGTTGGACCTGTCGGACACGGGTTTTCCAACAAGGACCAATAGGTTGGAGGCCGTTGAGAACATGAAGCGAGTTTTGGAGATCCACAATTACGAGATATCGGAATACGATCCAGAGAGGGAGATGGCCCAATGAGGAACTTCATTGATTTTGTCAAATTGACCGTGGGCACCGTGGGTGGTGCCATAGCGGTGTTGATGCTATTGGGCGTGGTTTCGTTGCCGGCCAAGGCACATCATGGTTTGGCGGGTGATTCCATCAGATTCGTGGAGTGTGTGTCCGAGGACTGTAAAGACAAGGGACAGACCGGTCTCTTCACCAAAATGGTAGTGAGTGCCGTTGATGACTCGCCGGCCGTGATCGTTTGGTTGCAGGGTGGCAGGGGTCGTGTCAACTCACTGAACTTTGGTCCCATAGAACACCTTTCCAACATCATTACCACCGTGGGTGTTGACGTGGGCTATGAGATCAGGAACGACAAGAGGATGCCCAACGGTGATTGGGGTGGTCCGGGCAGATGGTCCAAGGACTATGTGGCCAGAGTCAAGTCAGTGGTGCTATGGGCTCACGAGCAATTTGGAAAACCCGTGTTCATCATGGGTCATTCGGCGGGTGCCCAGGGAGTCTCGGGCTATCTGTTGATGCAGGAAGAGAACCAAACACTGGTGTCGGGTGCCATATGGTCCGGGGGCAATCAATCGGCTCCATACCCGGGCAAACGAGGACTGGAGGTCCAGCAATTCAACATACCGGCCCTGATCATACACCACGAGAAGGACAGATGTCCCAGCACATCCTACAGGGCGGCCAAGAACAGATACAAGAAATACACCGACAAGGGCATGAACGCCGGACCCACATATTTGATCAAGATAACCGGCGGTGAGGAAACTTGGAAGGGACCGGGCAAGGATCCCAGAGGTTGCGGAGTACAGGCAGACGCACATGGTTTCACTGGAGTCAAGGATGTATTCACACAGGAAGTTCTCAAGTTCATAATGAAGTATGCGGGTCAACAGTAATAGGCTCGCATATCCACCCAAAAAATCCAAACCACAGATATATAGTCTAGGTTCAACAATCCAACACACAAGGAATAGATGCCGAAGCTCAAGATAGTCATATACACCCTACTGATCACTTACCTCACGACCATCACGGTTTTGAGTGTGGCCAGTATGTGAATACATAATCCATCCAATCCCTAACCTAGCCACCTCCAGAGCACACAGACATGGTATTACCAACCGGAAGCCATAGGCCCTGTCCGCGAAGCGGTGCGCCGCAAAAATTTTACCAAAGCAAGTTCCAATTATATGCCTTACAGGCATATGGCGACAGCAATTTTTGACACCGAGCCCTACCTTAACCTAGAGTGCCTGCTGATAATCACAACTGTGATCTACCCTGACTCCTCTTGGCTGGATCGCCTGCGAGTTCAGTGTGTGTGTGCCACAATAGCAATGGTAGAACACCGTGGGTCATTTATGGTGGAGGCTGTCTAGGCTAGCACGACATGGGCAACGATGATGAGCAGGGCCACGATGATCAGGCGTATCCTCACACAGTCCCAACAGGGCCATCCAGTGACCCAGAACAGGAACCATTCCCAATAGTATCTAAACGGCATATGGGTATGTATGCGGAATCGTGTCGTATGGTGGCTAAAAGCGGTTGCCGTATTTTAGTATAGTGCCCCATCCTTAGGATCTTACCAAAAGAAATTGCACCTTCGCTATGTAAATCTGGGTCGCAAACGCCTATAGGCGTGAGTGGGTTGATCTGGCCGGGGTGAGGGCCACCGTATGCAAAGGTAGGGAGCGGTACTGATCTGCTAACAATATGCCTTGCGATCGGTGGGGGGTGTCGTGTGTTATCTATTCAATTGCCAGGCCATGTAGGCATAGGCCATCACTGACAGCGTTATTATCACTAGATCCCAGATCATATGCTGTCGTCCCTCACACAGTAGTAGCCGCTCTCTGCCATGACGAATCCGTTGTCTTGTAGGGTCTGGGTCACTTGTTGATACTTGATCTCCGCACGATCCAGGCACTGGTTCTGGGTGGCATACACCCGGTGTTGGTCCTCCACGAATTGCACACAGGGATTGCCCAGGGTACATATCACCACTATCATCTTGAACATATATGGGTACTTATCTCCGGCCGATCCGCGGTGGTAAAGGCCCGATCGGGTGCCATGCGATAACCACATGACCGACGGGAGCTCACAGTTGATCTGGTAAAATCCATGCAATAACCACAGGGCTGGCACCCTTCGGCCCTACCACAAGATCTTCGGCCTGGCCAGATTTGGTCGGTTGGTAGACCATTTTCTCCGAGTGTTCGCACAGCGAGCTTCATTGTGCCGAGTGGGCACACGGAGAGATCAACCCTTAGATGTGCCATTACCAAGCATCATGAAGGGATAGGTGACAGACTCACTTCCGGAGTTCGCTGGCATGGCAGTCGTGGTTCGGGTTATAACTGTATAGAATGTGGAGGACCGTACGGCACAGTCAGAGGGCCGTGTACACGGTAGGGCGGGTGGCCCACAGCGGAGTGGTCGCACAGTCCAGATCTGGCATGCCATGGGCACGGTGGCCGGCATGGCAAAGAAAAAAAAAGATTTGGCCATGGTGGTCGCATAGCATTTTTATTTTGGTAATAAATTTGGCAATTTGTAAGCCCCATGGCCTAAAAAGGACCGGGGTGGTGCTAAAATACCCCCATATTAAAAAAAATGCACAGCGGATTTTTTACCCTGCATACCCAGGTCGACACATCGTGTAACTGTGCTATAATGAGCTATGTCACCTTTGAAGTGGATACTGTTGACGGCATTTGTCGTGAGTGCATACTGGTTCTGGGCTTTGTATGTGATCGTGGCCATCATGGTGTTGGGTGCATACTTGGACACGGGCAAGAGCAGTCGATCCACACCCAGCAAACGCAGGCCATATCGATTCAAAACAGCCAAACGCACAGTGCCAAGACCACCCAGATACAGGCCAGCCAAACCCCATAGATTTCCCAAGACACGACGCAAATGGGGCCGACCAGTCAAGATAGACAAGGTGTGGAAGTTGTGAAGTACTACTACGTCATGTGCCAGAGAGGCAAGTTGATACATCGTTGCTATGTGCGATTGGATCGGGAATCCGCTGACATACTGCATGACTCACTGGAACAGCGATATGATCTGGTACAGGTGTGTGATGTGCCCGCGAGCCACGTGGATCCGGAATTGCTGTTGTAAAAACTGCCCCCACCCGGTGTTCCTCAGATCAAAAAAATTTGCACAGCAGAAAAAAAGGTCTAGCATTACCATCGGGGCCGTGTTATAATGCGTGTGCGGTTATGGTGAAATCAGGAGTATCCAGACACATCCGGTGTTTTGACGCTGGAGCTCGAGAGGGCACTACAGGTTCGAGTCCTGTTGACCGTACCAAAAGGACTGTGGGATCCGCCCGGTTTCGTCCACAGCGGGACCGGGTCAAAAAAGCACCCCATAAATATCAGCATGACAGTGGATTTTCGGGTACTGCACGATGTGGTCAGCACAGCAGAGCTGGAGCAGATCTGTGCGGAAATGGATCAGTGCCTGGAGCGTGAGACCCTGCCCGACATGGGACGCACGGAGAATGCTCGAAGATACAGGATCAATGCCCAACAGCACCTCTATCCCATCACACAGCAGTTCGCGATGCGTGTCATGGAGGACCTGCCCGACGAGATGCTCACATTCATGGCCTTCGTGGAACAGCACCGGTCGAATGGCCTGCACACCGACAACCATCCCAATCAGGGTCGTGGACACAGCATACTGTTGCCGTTGCGACACGTCACTCCCGGCGTGGATCGCACAGTGGTGTTTGATCACAGCACCATCACTGACCTACGACAGGAACAGATCGATGCACACCAGGCCCAACAACGCATAATACACAGTGCGAGCACATGGCCCCCTAGGGGTGATCACCGACTACGCTATCAACTGGAACACTGTGATCCAGTGGTGGATCACATGACAGTGGCCGGAGTGTTCGAGTACAGGCTGGGAGATGCTGTGTGTTTTGATGCACACGCCATACACGCTGGATCTGATTGGCAGAGGCACTCACCGGAACGCCAACACAAGGACTATCTGCTGATACACACCACCATCAAACAAGGACCCTTCGCCCGACAGTTCCGCAACGAGTCCTACTGATCAACACCAAACCAGTGGCGTTGATTGATCAGGCCGTCGTACACCCTTCTCTGTGATTGTCGATAACTGCAACCGTTCCACCAGTCCTGGCTGGCTATGTCCATGCGGCACAGTTCGCACTCGCCTATGACCCACGTGGGATCGTACCACAGGGGTTTGCCCAGTCCCGGTGTGAGGCAGTGAGTGTGATACCACACCGGTTTGCGTGTCATGAGGTATATGGTCTTCCTCTGCTCTATGGTGTACATAAAAATACTTAATTGTACAGGTGTGTGGATAATGTGCTGTTTTATTAGACGGCTATTTTTGAATAAGGTATATCGGTCAACAGCATACAACCAGGTTGGTGTGTGATCGCTATCTCCACATCCGGCGATGTGGTCAATATGCTCTGTGGCGTCACACCACAGGCCCAGAACACAGGCAGATGTCCCTGCACAACTTTGGGCACATCTCCGTAATCGGGTTTGGTTAGGTCTCGTATTCCTATCTGTGTGGGATCTCCGATGTGTACAGGAGTTCCATGTGCCAGTGGATACCTTGACGATATCGCTATGGATTCTATGGCATGGTCCGCACGGAACTGTCTCATGCTCACCACCAGTCGTCCTCGAAATTTGCCCACGGACTCGCATTCGTTCCAGGTGCGGTACATGGCCACCATGGAACCATCATTGAGATGAGGCAACGGCAGTCCTGCATCCAGGAACAGTTGATCAAAACTGAAACTGCATCCGAGAACAAAGGCCACCATATCGTTGGTCCAGTATGACGAAATGTCAGAAACTATGTCCACTAATTTACCTTTACGCCACACGCGATATCTGGGAAGATCGGTACATATGTTGATGTCCCCCAATGATTTCAACACCGGATCTCCGGGATCTCCCTGTGCCAACACCGGACACGGTTTTGGATTCAATCTGCAGAATTCTGCGAAATCTTTGGCATCCGACTTGTCCACTATGCACAAATTACCTTGAACATAGTCTCTACACCAACCACTGGTATATCCTGTGTATTCTCCGGCACGTATCAGTTGTCTGGCTTCTTTGATGTTTTGCATGATGTTTTTATTTAATGATCATAGAACAGTCAGTGAAAATTAGTTAAATACACACATGAACAACAGTGTGAACGCAAATGACAGTTTCAAAGGTATGGCCAAGATCCATAGTGGAGTTTGGAGCAAGAATCATTTGAAATGGCTTCGAAGAGAAGTGTCGCAACTGAAAACCAACACAAGGTATCCACACAAGTTTGAGAACAACAACAAAAAATTTCCCTACGAGCCCGAAGAGTTCGTGGAACCCAACACCCGTTTCATCGCGATAAAAGAGCATCATGCGATACATAGCACAGTGATCAATACCATATGGAATCACAGCATAGAACTTAAAGGCATACAACCAAGGGAGATGTACCTACAACAAAACACAGGTCCACTAGGACTACACAGGCACAAGAGCCATCACAACACCTCTGAAAGCAAATGTTACCTGATGCCAATCAACACAAAGGAATCAAAAGATAAAACCCTGATATTTTCAGAGGCCGTGGATCAAAGACCTTTCCACCAAACAATAGAACACATCAACGCCTTTCCGTTGTCCGCGACAGAAGAAAACAACAGTTTCAAATACAACATAACACACACGGTCAAACACAAAAACAACGAAATGTATTACCCACTGGACAATCTAAAAATTGACAAAGTTTATGATCATATTCCTGGCACCATGTTGGAAATATCTTGGGACAGGTTGATGGCCAACACCTTCTTCAAAAGTGGTAATGCCAAGGATTATATTTTGACTGTTTTTTATTTGAGAGATATACAAGACAATTTTTAAATGGTCATACTCACTGCTGTTTAAATAACAGCACATGACACGTCCCGATCATATCAAAGGTATAATGAATTCCATAATGGTGGACAATCATTGGATACCGGCGCCCAACTACAAAGCAAAAACCAGTACTGAGTTTTATCACAAATATGCCGAGGCATGGAGAAGAGCACCAAAGATTTTGATTGGGGTCCACGATCTAAGATCTCGTAAAGGCACGCTTGACACTCCATGGAACGCACCTAGCAATCCACTCTATGCCATGCCCGAACTGAAGTTCATCAACGACACATTGCCGGACCTCATGGACAATAGAGCAGTGGAATTATACAACGAAGCCAAAAGAACCAACAAGAAACTAGCAGTGATGTGGAGTGGTGGCATAGATTCAACCGGAGTGTTATCGGCGTTTCTAAAAAACATACCCACGATCGATCATGAAATGATCGAGGTGGTACTAACAACCCTTTCTATCTTTGAGAACAAAGAATATTGGTTGAAATACATAAATGGCAAACTCAAACAAAGACTCTATACGTCAATACAGTTAGACACAGATTTTTTGGATCAGTATTTGCTGATACATGGTGATCCTGGTGATTGTTTGTTTGGACCCAGTATGCCCATGTATAAAAAAATGTTTGTTGAAGGAAAACATAAACAACCTCACACAACACACAGGATTGACATCAAGAATAGAGCAGTAGATGGACTGGAAGTAGATTTCAATAAATGGTATTATGACAAGATCAGCAACAGCATCTATGAATTGAATCAACAAGATTACATATCCACTGTTTCAGATTTCTGGTGGTGGACCTATTTTAATTTTAAATGGGAGTTCAGTTGCCAACGTCCTTTTTTTTATATGAGATTGTTAAAAGACAACAAAGGAACACCACTATTCAAAAAACCAATATCATACGAGCATCAACAACAGTTCGCAAGAAATACTTTTTTCAACACAGATAAATTTCAACTATGGTCCTATAGCAATCTAAAAAAGTTGATCCCCGATACCGACGAAAGACAACACAAAATTGAAATGAAAAAATACACCTATGATTTTGATAAAAACGAAAGGTATTTTTATCACAAACCAAAAATTGGAGCCAAAAATCCCACACAATTTGTTCAAGCGGTGAGTCCTGTTTATTATGATAAAAATTGGATAGGTTATCTGGGAATGGATGACAATTATCTTGTCAACAAGAGTGTGAGATTTTTAATGGACAAATACAAAGGATAATAATTAAAGTTATGTCAAAAGATTTATATGGATTGATAGATCCGCACTCCAACAAATTTATTGTGGTATCAAAAAGTTTTACAGCGATCAAAAAAGTCCAGTTCGTAATAATGCAAAAATATTTTTATCCGGTTGCTAATATTACCAAAACAATACAGTATCAAAAAGCTCACAACAGTGTCATGCGTGACGCGGTGTTGCCCAAAATAACAAACGAAAACTGTACAAAGTTCGGAATGAACGAAACAACTGTCAAAAGTTTAGAACAAACACTTTCATTTGCAAACTGCAAAGAAGTAAGCATCAACGAGTCGACCACAGATATTCAGATCGATAATAAACTTAAAAAAATAGTTGAGACAATGTTACGAGTTTTTGAAATAACTGAAATACAAACGGATGCTATGACAAAGTTTATAAGAGAGACAACAGTTGATAGGCACAACGGAATAGTGGAATTCAAAAATTTTTTAAGCACCTTTTTAGAAACAGATGAACAATATGCTGGATTAAATGATATTTTTGATCAAGAAGAAAAACTGTTAAGACACGACATACCCGAGATTGATGAATATAAAAAACTTATAACTAGAACCATGTATAATATTTTTTACGATTTAGATTTTGACAATGATGATAGCATCGTAACTTTTGTAAGCAAATTGATTGGCACATTAAAAACTAAAGTTAAAAATAATCAAAGAGTAGTCTTCCCAAACTTTTTAATATCTGACGGCTTCGATGAAATAAAATTATTCCGAGACGATGAAAATATTTTTAAAAAATTTTCTAGTAGAAACGACCTCGCAGAACAATTAATTTTTTATTTGGAGCAACAGCACAATGATATCTTATAACAAGAAGTTTTCCACTACACCGGTTCCTGGATCTATAAAAGAAAAATTTTTAAACTCTAATCTTGTTTTGAATTTCTTGTCAAAAGGTGCCGATGTTCCACTAACTAGGAATAGATATCATGAAAATCCGTATGGCATGTATTGGATACAAATCAATAAGATAATGCAAGGTATTTCCGATTGGAGAGCACGTTCCGGCATCTTCAACACCCCGTGGCAGGCTCCTTCCAACAAATTTTATAAGATACCAAATTTGGAATTTATAGACGACAAACTGGAACACATATATGATGAAAGAGCAACTCAGTTGTATAATGAAGCAAAAAGCAAAAATAAAAAGTTAGCCGTTATGTGGAGTGGAGGTATAGATTCGACATCGGTACTGGTTTCGTTGTTAAAAAACATACCTGTTAAAGATCACGAGCTAATTGAAGTTATTTGCAATACTGATAGTATATTTGAACATCCACAATTTTTTTTAAAATATATTGCAGGAAAAATAGCCACGCGAAGTTCTGTGTTTTTCAAAATGTCAAACAAGTTTTTAGACAAATATATTTTATTACACGGAGACCCTGCTGATTGTTTGTTCGGTCCCAGTATCAGTAGAATGAAAACGGCGATAAAAAATAAACTGCATCATGATTCATGGAAAGACAACATGGATCTCATACGACAACCTTTGAAAAAGATACTACAGGATAGGAACAGTTTCTCAACAGTACCTTTGCCTGATGAGTATAAAAATGACAATCATATGGAGGAATTTTCTAGAAATTGTGTGGAGTGGTTCTGCGATAAAGTTTCTGCTAACATAATTGAAAACAAACATGACGATTATCTAACCAGTATAACAGATTGGTATTGGTGGACGTACATGAACTTCAAATGGGAATTCAGTTGTCAAAGACCTTTTTTATACAATAATAGTGGAGAATTTATTTCATTTGAAAAGCAACAGGAGTTTGCGAACAACACTTTCTTTAACACCGACAAGTTTCAAAAATGGTCATACACACATTTAAAAGAGTTGATACCATTGGAAGACATGTCAAAACATAAACACCTAGTCAAAAAATATATTTTTGAATATTCAAAAATTGATGAATACTACAAATACAAAAACAAGATTGCAGGCATACAACCGGCGTTGAAGATAAAAAAATTAAATTCGTTGTATGATCTTAATTGGCAACCAGTGTATTCTATAGGTTCTTACTACGACAAACAATTAAGCGAATATGAAGGATAGCAATTATATACATACATTACCATTTATAAATGACCAAAAACATACACTGATCCATATTTAATTTGGTAAATATCAGCAAGTCAAGAATGTAAACACAGCCTTGATTTAACGTTAAATAAAAAGGAAGAAAAACATGACAAAAACAACTAAAATCAGATGGGTTATTGCACACGAGCCTTTATCTTTATTCGTGAGAGCGGCTAAAGATTTCCAAGACTACGTGAACAGAGCTCAGACTGCAGAAAAAATCGAAATCGAGATCATGACTTTAAGAGAGTACAGTGACAAATACAACAACGGTGTGTTAGTTACTAAACACGACTTATTAGACTTGATGGAGCAAGGTAAAATCGAAATGTCTCAAATGTACACTACATGGTTAGCAGAACATTATGAACAAGATATGTTAGCATTAGAAATGCCATTCATATTTGCGGATCATGATCATGCAACTAGAGTGTTAGAAGGTGAAGTAGGTGAAGAGTTATTAAACAAAATCACTGAGAAATCTAACGTAAGAGGTATGGCGTTTACTTACTCAGGTGGATTCAGAAACGTAGTTTCTAACAAAAAAGTTAGCAAACTAGGTGACTTAACTGCGTAATAAATGAAACTTAGAACTAACAGAAATCCGGTTGCTCAAGAGACCTTCAAAGCACTAGGTGTCACAGATAGACACGTTTGTGAAATTGAAGACCTAAAAGGTGCAATCGAAGAAGGTAAATGTGAAGGCGGAGAAGGAGTTTACTCTAGAGTTTACCCCTTGGACCAGAACGAAGTGACCAAATCGGTCATTGATACGAAACACAGTTTGTTCTTAACAACCATGATCATGCGTAATGATTTCTATGAGAAATTATCTCCAGAAGTCAGGGCTGTTTTAAAAGCGGCCGCAATTGATGCCGGAAGAAAAGAACGTGAAACAACGATCGCTGATGGAGAAGAAGCCAAGGCTAGATTGAAATCAGAGGGTGTTAACGTTCACGAGCTTACCCCGGAAGAAACAGCAGAGTTCAAGGAAAAGACTAAAACGGTGTACGAAAAGTTCGAACCAACATTTTCATCTGGATTACTTGATAGAATCAAGAAAGCCTAGTTAGTTTTAAATCAACTTTTAAAAAGGGTCGCTTCGGCGGCCCTTTTTTTTGACTAAATTTTTAATATTGTTCTTGCTTCAGAGACGGAAGCCACAGAGCCATTTGTTTTTTCTATCGAAGATACGCATTGTTCTACTAGCTCTGCATTTGATTTCGCGAGCACGTTTTTTTCGAGGTAGATGTTATCTTCCATGCCAACCCTAACATGGCCACCTTTTTGATGAACATATTCTGCTATAGGCAAAGACATCTTGCCTACTCCCATAGCACACCAAATCGAGTCTTCCGGTAAAATTTTTAACGCATAATCAATGGTGTTGATGGAAGACTCCCATCCGTATTTGACTCCTGTCACTATTTGCCATAGGGGTTGTCTGCTCGTAAGTCCGTCACTAATGAGTTTTTTTGCAATTCTGAGATCACCGCTGTCAAAAATTTCAAATTCCGGAAGTGTGCCATATGACTGTATTTTCAAAAGCATCTCAGCAACGACAGGGATAGAGTTTATTCTAACACCGTCGTCATCTTGCATCATGGTGTTAAAGTCTAGACTACATATATCAGGACGTATACTATCTATGTGTTCCACTCTTGTTTGAGCATCCATTAATCCAGAATTATCATTTGTTAATGGCTTATACACAGCACCCGGGCCTGTGGTGAGATTAATAATAAGATTTTCGTTCTTGTTTCTTATCAAGTCAACAGTTTTTTGGTAAAGATCTTTGTCCATCGACGGTTTACCGTTATCAGGATTTCGAACGTGTATGTGTACTATGGAAGCACCCGCCGCCGCGGCATCCAACGAGGATTGTGCAATTTGTTCCGGTGTTATTGGCAAGTATGGTGTGGAGTTTGGATCAGTTTTACCACCAGTTACAGCACAGGTTATAATTGTTTTCATTAGTAGTTATATTTAAGTTGTGTGTTGACAGGTGAGAAAAAAAATGTTACAATTAGAGTATTATGCCACTTACACCAATTGTTATTGAACAAACATCAAAAGGCGAAAGAAGTTATGATATTTTTTCTCGTCTTTTAAAAGATAGAATTATAATGCTGGACGATGTAGTTGATGAAAGACTAGCGTCAGTGCTAACAGCACAACTTTTATTTCTAGAGTCACAATCAGCAGACAAAGATATTACACTGTATATCAATTCTCCCGGAGGATCAGTTACAGCCGGTATGGCAATTTATGATACCATGCAATACATCAGATGTGATATAAGAACTGTGGTTTTAGGACAGGCCTGTTCCATGGGATCATTGTTAGCCCAAGCAGGCACGGCCGGTAAACGTTTTATTCTGCCACACGCAAGACACATGATACATCAACCATTAGGTGGAGCAAGAGGACAAGTCACAGATCTACAGATACACATCAATGAAATATCTAGAATGAAAAAGTATCTTACTGAAATCTATGTTAAGCACAACACCAAAAATAAAACTTATGAAATGTTGGCCGCCGACATGGAAAGAGATAATTTTATGACACCCGAACAATCGGTAGAATACGGACTTGCCGACGAAATAGTAACAAAGAGACCAAGTCCAGAAACAATTTAAAAATTTTGATTTATGGATAGTATTCCAGTTGTTCTAGAAATAGATGCACAACAAAATTCTAAATACAGTATATTGTTTAATGAAAAAAAACTATTCGAAGACATAACATCAGATGTTAAGGTTAATAAATTTGACGTTCATGCAATCAAACATAAATTTAATTCAATAACTATAAAAGGTAACGTTGTAGTAAATCGTTTGGAACTTGATGATATAGACACTCGTTATTTTATTCATCATGGATTCACTAGTAATAAAAATAGAGGAAATGCAGATAACATTTTCGTAAAATTTTATTTTTATACACCCATATGGAAATGGTATATAGATTGGATAAACAATGACAATTCATCTTTCAGACAAATATCCAAAGATCATTCGGGATTTATTCCGTTATGACAACAATTTTGGACCATCAAATAGTTTCAAAAATTTAAACTTCCCGTTTGATTATGATCTATCTAAACTTTATGAAGAAGCATCTAGTTTTGATTGGATCGGGCCCGGAAAAACAAAGAGTTTAGAAAAAATTGATCGCATTCTATTATACAAATCTAAATCAGAAAGTAATATCATAGGTATTCCTATTGTACAGCAGAAGCATGACGAAAAAGAAGAGGTGTGTTTCAATACAGAATCATATCCTGAATGGAATAATTTTTTAAAAAACATAAAATTATTAGGCGGTGTTCTACTTATAACTATGAGTAAAATGAGTCCGGGTGGATTCATATATCCACACAAAGATTCAAATTTTGTTGCACACAAAATATATTTTCCGTTGAATTGGCCACGTGGTTGTTATTTTAAAATTTACAAAAACGGATTAGTAGACTTTTCTGATCTTAAACCAAAAATTATAAATTCCGGAGAGTATATACATTCGGTCATTAACGACAGCAAAGAAGAAAGAATTATTGTCAGTATCTTTGTTGATTGGAATGTAGAACCATGGAAAAAGATATTTGAAGAAACATTTTAATCTTTATGATGTTTAAAATCTAATTCTAGTATCTTGATAATTTGTTTATTGATATTTTCTCGCATCACAGTTATTTCATCCTTCACAACCGAACGTTGTTCTCCGTGTGTGTATTCTAGTTGTTGTAAT